CTGGTTGTGACGCTGGTTGTGATGCTGGTTGTGACGCTGGCTGTGATGCTGGTTGTGACGCTGGTTGTGATGCTGGTTGTGACGCTGGCTGTGATGCTGGTTGTGACGCTGGTTGTGATGCTGGTTGTGACGCTGGCTGTGATGCTGGTTGTGACGCTGGTTGTGATGCTGGTTGCGATGCTGGTTGCGAAACAGGTTGTGATGAAGGTTCGGATACGGGTTGGGATGTAGGTTCAGATGTGGTTGGTGCTGATGATGGCGCAACTGACGATGATGGTGGCGGTTCTTCAGATTGTGGCGGTTGGGAGATGATAGACGGCGGTAGTCCTGATGGTGGCAATCCAGAATTGACCGATGGTGGCGCTGAACCTTTGGAGACGCCGTCAGCAAACGAAGGCGGCAAGTTAGAGACGGCAGTTGAAAAATACACTGACGATTGCGGTGTTAAACCGTCACTTATGCGAAAAAACGACCACATGGCGGGTTAGCCCACCACAGCCTTTTCAGCAGGAACGCTGCGTGCCTTAGTGCCGCTTCGTCATCAAAACTTTCAGCCATAACCGTTGAAAGGTAATAAGTGGCGCAGCCGTCATCGCCGTCAGCCACGAGCCAGAACCTGTCGGCGACCGTTTCCTGCGGGCTGTGAGACACGTAACTTTTAGCCGAATAGTGCAGACCTTGCACCCACAAGTAACTCCTTTCGCTTTCAACGCAAAGGGTAATGACGGTCGGTGTATCCATTTTGACGACCAAGTCGCCGACTATCGGTATCCCGAAGATTTGACCGACCAACACTGCCGTGTCGTCCGAAATGGCGTCTCTCTCCGTTAGCCCTAAAGATATGACGCCGTAGCCGCCATATTCAACTGTCATGATTGTCGGTATGTTGCGCCTGTGGAATTCCGCCAAGACCGACCAAGTAATTGGTGGTGCGATAGCGCCTTTGAACTCCGATGCGAGCGCCGATTTGTGCAGGCTGATGCCGTTACCTGTTTGCGTTGCGCTGCCGTTCTCCCCTAAGACTATTGGGCTGAAATGCCTGAAGTGCCCGCTGAAATCAAACAGACCTTTACTGAACTCCCAAAACGCAAGGCAGATTTTCCTATCACGCTCCATCGTTAAATCACCACCAATAGGCGTTATCCACACGGATTTCTTCGGTCATAGCGACTGGTTTGGACAGGAACATGTTGACCACGACATATCGCAATGCGTCAAACAAGTGCTCGTAATAGCCGTCCTTGTTCGGCATCGGCTTTAGTTCACCGTAACTGTCTTCAGGGTAATGGTAACCGCCCTCAAAGCCGCTGATTAGGATGGGGCAATTGGACGACACAATTAACAGCGGCATGTCGTCAACATAGGTCGTCAGAAGCCTCGTCATGATATCTATGCCGACCCTGATTTCGGTCATCCGACCGACAGGGTTTATCCCGTGCTCTTGCATGATTTCCACCCTGCTTTTGAGCGACAAGTCGTTTTTGGCGAACCCGCTCGGGTCAATGAAGTCCTCGTAACCCGCCTGCGTCCTGAAGTCCCTGTTGGAGATGGCGATGACCTTCTGCAGAAACTCGTGGAACGGCAAGTAATGACCGAGAAACTCACCGAGGACATACAACCTGCCATCATCGTCTATCTGACACCAAACGCACGCCGGTCGGTGCAGCCCGAAGTCCCAGCCACGGTAGACTGGTCTGAACGGGTTGACCGTCAAACCATCACGGACATGGACTTCCCTTCTGAACTGCGGGAACACCGGTCTACCTTGAACAGCCACGCCGAACTGTCCTTCCAAGTAGACCTTGCGCCAACTGTCGTCCATCCGCTCCAAGTCCCTGAAAAAGTCGGACGGCAAGTATTTGTTCTCGTAACTTGAAGCCTGCACCAACCCGAAATCGTCATCACGGCGCTCAACGAACATGCGGTAAATCCAATGGGTCGTCGGCGGCGGGTTGGAAGTAATCCAGCCCTTCCTTGCCCCGACATCACGCCTGAGCCTCGTCCGCAAGACATTGAAAAAGTGCTCGCTAACCTCACTCGCCTCGTCAATGTAAAACCAACCCAAGTTCAGCGACTTTATCTTGTCCAAATCGTCCAAACTCCGAAATAAAACCTTGCTGACACGACCGTCAACCGTGTAAAGTTCCAGTTCGTTGTCCGTGTCAGAAAACCTCTTTATCAACCCCTGCGGGATAAGCCTCAAAAATGTCTCTCTCGTCGTGTCCCGTAACTCCCTGTAAGTCCGCCGTGCAACTAACCCCAAATTGTCACCAACCCTGACAGTCTCCAATATCCCAGCAATGCAACCTATCGTCGTCTTGCCCGAACCCATCCCACCTATGTAAGCGACATAACGCTTCTCGTTCAATAACTCCAAAAATTGCGCCTGCTTCGGTAATAACTCCCACTCCAACCTTATTTCCGACACCAACTATCACCTCCGCCTCCCCTTCACCCTCTTCTTCCTCGGTCGCCCCACCTTCTCCAATTTGCTGACCGCTACAGTCCTACCACCACGCTCACCCGCCTTCTTCGTTATCGCAACCCTTATGTATGTGTTCGGTCGCCCCTTCACCCTAACCATCCTGTATCCTATAATCCCACGAGCCTTAGCCCTCCGCTCACCACTGTGTAACTTCACCTTCCTGTAACCAGCCCTGACAAACGGGTCATCACTGCGACTTCTCCGCTTCCTTGCCTTCGTCACTATCACCATCACCCGCCTTCGTAACTACCTTGATGACTACAGTAGGTGGCTCTTCACGCTGCTTCTCCGAATACTTGTGCGGTCGCTGAGCCCTCAAATGCATCTGAACAGCCCAACTCCGACCACCCTTAGCAGCCTTCACCAACTTAACCTCTACATCCTCTATCGCTAACTCCTTCAAATGCTCTACCACATCCAAAAGTTGCCTCCGTTCGGTAAGTAAATCCTTCCAGAACCGCCAAGATATGCCCGCCCGCTCACACGCCCACCGCTCAAATCCCGTCGCTCTAACCCACTTGCATACCTCAACCACCTTTCGGGTAACTCCTGTAGGTAACCCCTTACAAGCACTTTCAATCTCCGCCAAAATCTCCTCACCCAAGACGACATCTTCTTGTCGCTCCAATTCCATAGTTGCGCTACCTCCTTTGTCGTGTATCCGTCAAGAAAATATCTCAAATACTCCTTGCCCTCTTCATCTAACTGAGACATAACCCACTCAACAAAATCACGCTCCTCTAACCTGCCATACCAATCCCTACCATCATCCCCAACTATCTCCTCCACCCCATCAATTTCACTGAATAACCTCACTCTGTAACGATTTCTGCCCATCTCTTTCACCACCCTACTATTTATGCAACTGAATTCGCTAAAATGAAGGGAATTTGATTTGTCTGACGAGTTAAGTTGTGACGGGAGTTTGGGCGCTACTGGGTGGCGGGGGCGTGCCTGTTCTGGTTGCTGACTACTTTGAAACGCTTCATCATAGACAGAATGCAGTAGTCAGAATGGCGGCAGAGGATAAACGGCTCGGCTGGGCTCGGCAGGGCTGGACGGCTGGGCTGGTAGGCAGAGGATAAAGCAAAATAGCCCTACACCCGAGCAGGGTGTAGGGCTTGATGGCGCATCACTTCAAACTAATCTTGTTTGTGGACGACGATGATGACGAGACGGGAAAGATGAATACTTGGATGCGGAAGCCATTCTTGAGGGTCTGCCCGTATAAGAACGGGCGGCCCCCTTTATCAGTTTTCTCGACAAGTTGTTGCAATGTCTCGTCAATAGCGTCCAAGATTAATTCAGCCTTCTCACGCCAATCATACTTCGTTGTTCCTTTTGCTGCCATCGTTCATCCCTCCTTCAAGAGTTTTTCCGTCCAATTCTAAGACCTTAAATAAAAAATCCCCGCTACCCTCGTCGCTGCTGGGTAACGGGTTAAGATTGCAGGTAGGTAGTAAGGAGATGTTGCCTTAGACTGAAACAAGCGGGCGCTTCTTCTTGGGGCGTGGGATAGGGAGGACAATCTCTATTAGCACGCCATCTTTTTGCCATTGCTCAATTAGGGCTTCCTGCCTTCGGTAGGCTACTTCATCGTAGCCTACCCAGACGGCACCGCTTTGTTCCATCAATCTAGAAATAGTAAGGAATTCCCGGAAATTGTCAGGATAAATCCGTTGCCTCTTTCGTTCCTCCATCTTAATCCCTCCTTCTGTTTTTGGCTGACGAGTTTGGGTAGGGCTGAAGGAATTGGCGCTTCAGCCCAAAACCCAACGCTCGCCAGCCTCACTTTTGAGGACTTAAATAAAAAAATCCCTGCTACTGCCCGCAGTAACGGACAGCAGCAGGGAAGGAAACGAATGGTGATTAGTAGGAGCAATACTGACAAGCAGGCTCGTGAGGAGAAGCGTCTTTGTGCTCATCAAAGAGTTCAAGAATTTTCCTACTCAATGAGAGGAGTGGGTATACTTCCCACTCCTCTTGGAAGAAGGAAACTCCATGCAAAGCGAGGACGGTAAGAACCGCCCTCACTGCTTCCTCGAAGCGTCTGTCTAACTCGGAACGGTCATAGAACACTTCTGGGGGTAAGGTGCGTATCAACGTCCACACCCAACCCCCACAGTCACTGGCATACTGTCTACCCGTGCCCCGACTGTTGAGCAGGGCACGGTAAAGGGCTTGGTACCCCCTTTCTTCGTATGCTCTATAATGGGGTATAAAGTAACGGCTTGCATGGTTACCCTGATTAACTGCCAGAAACCTAACGAAGTACTCCACGGCTGATGGGTCGTAACAGTAATTTTTGACTTGCACGATTTCCTTTAGAAGCGAGGCGAGCCATTCTTTAAATCCAGTTCTGGACTTGAAGCCCAGAACTGGATTGGGGCGAATAAATACTTCACGGATTAACACAATCAACAATTTCTGGTCTTGGTAAACCGCCATACTACATCCCTCCTTCTGATTTTTTCGCCAACCTCAAGACCTTAAATAAGTGCCCGACGCTTTGCCTGTCTACTGACTACGGTTGTCAGTATAGGCAGGAAAGCGTCGGGTTAGCAATCTGGACAAATCAAGCAAGCGAGAGTGATATCACTTCTGTTTCTCTTTCAATTTCTTTTGCAGGGCAGATTGCGCTCTTCGGATAGCCTCGTCTCTATCAACTATTGTGGCATCGTAGATAACTTTTCCGGTTATGGGGTAATAGAGCACGCCATTCTCTTCTACCGAGTAAACGAATGGCGGCTCTATTTGCGGTGGCAGGTATACGACGTTGTATTTCAGTTTTTCGGTAATGGCTTGCGAGATTTTACTGAACTCGGTGGGGTTACTGAGTAACTCTACGGTGAAGGCGTAGGTTCTTGGCGAGAATTTATAGTGGATGCTGAATAGGAAGTCATTGAGCCATTCCTCGTCTATTGCAGAGTAGCCGCTGCCTTCATATTCGTAATAGACAGCGGCTAATCCAATCTTCACCTTGGTAGGAAGGTTTGCAAACCACTGTTCTACGGCTTTTTCCCAAGCATCAAATTCATCTTCATTCACCCGCCTGACTTTCTTTACACGGACGACATAGGCGGGCGTGCGGGTAACTATTTGGCGGCTACCTGACAGGGTTGGGAATAGTTGGTCGTCAGCATCCTCTACGCTCACGATGTAGGTTTCCCCGACAACTTCAGCCCTTCCTTTCGCCACCGCCTCCTTCCAGAACTCACTTGTGCGGAAGATGTCCTTAGAAACATCCTCCAATTCCCAGTATTCCTCTACTTGCTCTACTGGTTTTTGCGGCAATGATGGAATTTGCCCGAAATTGTCCAACACATAGCGGATTGCTTCCTTAACAAACTCAACGGTAATTTTCTCCATACTGCGAGCCTCCTTTCTAAGATTTTCGGCTACGGCAAACCTAACGGCAATTTTGAGACCTTAAATAAAAATCCCGCTACCGCTACTGTCCAGCAAAGCGACATAGCACAGTAGCAGTAGCGGGATTGAGCGAAAAGCGCATCAATCTAACAAACGAGCGTTAGAACTCAAACTCCTTGAGCCATTCCTCAGTGTCTATTTCCTTCGTTGTAATGTCAGGCAGTTCCCACTGGAACTCGTAGTCATCCAAGTAGTCTTCCCAAGCCCAGCGCTTGAAGTGGTGGACTTGGGAATGGCACACAAAGGGTTTATCTACAGGGTTGGACAGGAGTTTTTGGACAGCGTTTAGAGCCTTCATCGTATGTTGCAGTTCAACGAACTCATGGGGAGTGTGCTGGTTGTAGTAGCCGATAGCGATATTAACCCCGCAGCGCTTTATTGCAGGACAGAGGATACTGATATCAGTGAATGTCCCTTGTCGGAATTGCCAGTTGGGAAGTAGGGACAACATGAATTCTCTGAATTCATTAGTGATGTAGCCGTAATGGGCGAAGTGCCTGCAGCCGCTCCTGTCAAGTTCTATCAGGTATGGGTAGCGTTGGAGTTCTTCTTTCAGGACAGAGGCAGCCTGCTTTGCACCGTAACCCCCGCACTCTTCGTAGTTGAGAAGAAGTGCGGGAGCGTTAGGGAACTGTTGCAGTAGCAGGTAAATCATGGCAACTCCGAGCCTGTCATCTGCCCCCAATGGTTCTGCGTCCCACTTGTTCCAAGTAGTGGTCGGCTTTCTGATGATTACCTTCTGCCTGTGGTCGTAGAGTATTTCACTCTTCGTTGGAGGGATTGTCGCAACGGTGTCGGTATGCGCTACGAGTAGCGGAAGTTGGTCATCTCCCTCTTTGTAAGAGAAAAATTCACCGTCAGTGAACGCTCCGAAGCGTTCACTGAAATCTTTAAGTATCTCAACCTCGTCCATTGTCGCAATTCTGGTAAATACTCCGACTATCTTCATTGCAGGTCACTCCCTTCATATACCGGTTTGTAGAACACGGATTTCGAGTTGGGGAACGGACTGGGAATTATGGCAAAGTAACTATCGGGAACTTCAAGTTTTGAGTAGCACTTCACGCAATAGTATTTCCCGTCATGCAATATCAGTTCGGGCGAGTGCTCTGAGCACTTGTCGCAACTGGACAATCTTCTGTAACAGTCCGTGCACAGGTAATCTCTCTCCGGCTCAAATATTTCATATAGACCGCTACCGACAGAGGACATGTAGAGTTTGACTTCGTAGTAATTGTCTATGTAGTATTCGTCTATTGCCTCATCGCACTCATAACAGGAAACGGTATACTCATCGTAGCAGTAATCGCACCACAGTTCATTGCCAACGGTGCGGATATTCTCCCTGAGGACTGGTTCTCCGCACCTATCGCAGTATGTGGCGCACTCGTGGCAGTAAGCATAGTCGCCAATCCAAATGACATCATCTTCATGCACCCTATCCCCGCATCGGTCACAGTAGATTATCTCGTCCTGAGTGATACACGAGTGTTCCAGTAACTGCGAGTAAAGCCAGCAATCACAGTGAGGACAATGCCAGTATGAGGTAGGCCTGCACCTCTGGTTCTCAGCGGCAACGATAATCCAGTCACAATTGCGGTATACTCCGATGTAGATTGTCCCATTTACAATGTATGCTGGCTCAAAACCAAGCGATAAGTGTTCCGCTATCATTTTTGCCGTTTTAATTACACCCTCGTTGTTTCTCGTGAAAGTTTCGGTTGCGCCGTAAAAGTTGGAGAACGCTACCGCTTCCCTGTCCCTGTCAACAAACCCCCAGAAACGACCTATTCTAACAAACTTCATCTCGTCTTCATCACCCTGTTCGGATTGTCTTAAGATATAGCCAACGAAGGTCCCGGTGCTTACTGCCAAAGAGTAGCGGTGGAACCAGTTACACCCGGTTTTACGGAAACAACTCTGACTGTCAAACTTATGACTGCCAAGTTTCAAAAATGCCTCCAACGCCCAACTGATGCGAACATAGTATAACCTACCCGCTTTTTCTCCGATTTTTGCCCAGTCAAGCCTTTCTACTTCCTCGCCAACTAAAGTCCTCAAACGGTTCCGAATTGTCCGAATTATGCGTGCTTCAGGTGGAAGTTTCTCGACGGCATCAACCAATTCGTTGACTATTCTTGACCTGTCCGATGCACTAATCATGACGCCAATACGCTCCAGTTCCGGCACGATTTCATCGTAGAACAACGAAGAAACTGTATCGGCACGGTTAACCATTAGCGGGAACAGAATGGACGAACCCTCGTCTTTGATGTAAAAGCAAGGCTTCATCCCGAAAGGCTCGTGCGTTTCCACATACATGTTCCAGAATGTGGTAGTGTCAAGGTTCTCAAATTTCCACCCGTCATCATACTTGTTCACCAAGGACATAATAATTTGGTCAACCTTGACTTCGTTCAGTTTTTCCATCATACTTCCTTCCCCCTTTCAAGGATTTTTGATGCGACGATGTAAAACAACCACAACGGCATAAGGCACGGCAAAAGTAGCCAGAAGCACCAACCTATCCCCTCATAGGCATCACCTTCCTTTAAAATAAAAGGGCACTGGGGTTTTGAGAAGCCCAGTGCCCTTTTTCACTAACACGCCACTTCAGTCCATAATTTCCGCTTTTTTCACCAACTCCTTCCACGAGATTTTTTCTGCCAAGCCAGCATTGTAAGCGCCCACTACCTCGTCGCACCACTCCTCCTGCGGAGCGAGGTAGTGGTTCGCCCACATAACGCCAAAATCCCCGAACCAGTAGCCAGCACGGACGAGTTTTGACTTTACCTCGCTCGCACTGACTTCCTTAGGCACATCAACAACGAACAACCTTGCGATGTGCCTATTCGGTACACGGACATGAATGAGGTGCACTACAGCCCACTTGGTCTTCTCCTCGGTGGCTTTATCATCACCTTCCTTTATACCGAGGAGCGCCAACGCATAATTTACATCCGAGACACAGTGGCTCGGATGCGCATCCAGTCCCCATTGAGCGGCACGATACAGGCACTCAAGCGCATTCCTGACATCCTCCAAGCATTCCAGTGCCCAGTTAGTGGGCTCATACGCCACGCCATACTTCAGCCTTTCCTCTTCACCTTGCGCCTTCGCAAGTAACTCGTCCAACAACCTTAGTGACTTCTCAATTTGCTCTAACGTCCACGATTTCTCGAACATACCAACTCCCCCTTTCCCTTTGGAATTTTTGAGCCTGCCAACCTTGAGAACTTAAATAAGAGCGCCAGCACTGTTCCTGTCCGACCAACACCGACCACCAAACGATAATTCTGCGGAAACAAACCGAAGGAAAGGCAAAAATTGGCAAGCAAGCGAGCAAGCAGGCGAGCGAGCAAGCGGGCAAACAAAAAATAGCCCACGACACAGAGGTCGTGGGCTCAAAAGGAATAGCCCTCAACCGCTTAGGACGGAGCGGGGTTAGTTTCAAACGCTATCGGCAAGGTAAGCAAGTAAAGCAGAGACATCGGGACAGTCAAGTTGTGACTGTAAGTGTTTCAACTTGCGGTAAACATGCGGTGGAACTCTGATGAAAACGCTCTCTTCGTAAAGGTCAACTCCAGCGTTTTCCCTGCCGAGCATTTTTTCAACAGCCCTTTCCACAGCGATGTTTTCCACGAACGCCTTGATGTCGCTGCCGTAGCGCCTGAAAAAGTCAATGATTAGCCTGATAGCGTCCGAAACGGTCAACTCGTCGCCTTCGGCTGGCATCAGCCCACCATACTCCCTCTCCCACTCACGAGCCAGCCGCTTCAGGTAGTCCACCATGTAGGAAGGCAACCTGACGGTAATCCTTTGTTCATACTCAGAACGCCTGCGCCTCATCGGCTCATACCGCCTTTCCATTTCTTCTTCGCCTCCTTCAAAGCCTCAATGGCTTCATCTATGGTCGGAAACCTTCCCGACAACTCGTTGAAAACCAGCATCCTGCCAATTTCCTCAAAGGCTTTTTTCCCCTTAGTCTCAAAAAACGGGACGGTAGAATAGACGGATGCGGTTGTCACTTTCCAAGCCTTGGCAGCCTCTTTCCGCCTCGTGTAATTGCCCGGGTAACACAACTCCGCCTTTATGCCCAAAGCCTTCGCAATGATTGCTATTGGCAAATCGTAAGTCAAAGCGGCTGCCATCACCACTTTTCGCAACGCACGCCTCGCCTCTCCCATCTCCAACTTAGCCCTCTCAAAAGCCTCAACCCTCTCCTTGTATTTGCGGACAAACTCCTTCAAAACTTCCAACCCATCGTTGAAGTCCTCAGGCAACTCGGGGACATCGCTATAATCAAACTTCAGTAACTTTCGCCTCAAGTGAGACTTCAACTTCGGGATAACCCACCAATTTCTCGGCATCGCCCATCACCAATTTCGGAAAATGGCGACTGAGCCCGTCCCGTCAACGGGCTCAGCCGCCAAACGACATTACTTAGAACCACGACGCCGCTTTCTGATGAACTTCAGTTGCGTTTCAAGGTGGTCAAGTTCAACGAATACGGCGGTGAAGTCGCCGGACAGTAGCCACAGGGAAGGTAAGGGCGTCATGGGTAGTTGCGGTCTGGTGACATAAAGGCTGCACCAAGCCCGCTTGTTCAGCCTGAAGAACAGAAGCCCGCCTTCCTTTCTCTGTTTCTCCGCCTTCTCAACCAACTCGCAACAGATTTTGGCGAAGAATTCCAAGTCCGATATTGGATGCAGTATCCTGTTCTTTACCTCAACGACGAACGGGAACTCAGGTGGGACTACAATGTCGCCCTCGTCCTGCCTGACACCGGTTTTCGTCCTCACGAACACCTGCCTGTCAGGCTCGGGCTCTTCGCCATACCAAACCTTGTAAAGCCACCTTCCTACCCACAACTCACCTTCCTTTCCCTTTCGCCTTGACTTCCTTCCATCCATCATTTCATCACCTCCAAAAGTTTGCCGAAACGTTCTCCGTTTGTCTCCAACAACTTCAACGCCCACTTGGAGACATCCCTGTAAGCGTCCAACTCACGACCGTTGACAACGATGAACGGGAACGACATCCCGTCCCTGTAACTGGCATAGAGCAGAAGGTGACACTTGTCGCAAGCGAAAACAAATTCGGACGAGTTTTTGATAGCCAACCCTTCAGCGCCGCATAAGCATTTCGCCTTCAACGCTTGCATGCCAATGCCCTCCTTCTCCATCGTTTTCACGACAACGACTTCACCTGTATTTCGTAGAACTTCGTGCTTGACTGGAACTCGGAAAGGTCAACATCGGGCAACCTTTCCTGCAGGAAAGCGACCAACTTCTTGCTGTCGTAAGTCGTCCGCTCCCTTTCCTTCACGATGATTGAAACCTTGCCCTTGTTCACCCCGACTTTCAACTTTCCGACCTCTATGGCGTTGACGAGGACGTTCCTGTAATGGTTTTCCTCTTGCTCCCATTTCCGCTTCTCCTCACGAGCCTGCTGCAACTTTATTGCGGCATCTTCAATTTCGTCATCGGGGATGTCGGTTATCTCGGCGTTGCTCCAACACCTCTCAATGAACGGGCAGACCATTTGTCTTTTGGCGTGAACGGAATACCACTGGCACGGGAACTTGTTCGGGCGGTAATGGAACGGGACTGGCGGGACCGCATTTTCTTCAATGGCACGCTTCATCTCCCTGACCCAGTTCGTTACCTCGGCAGCCTCAGTTTCGTCGTAAGGGATTTCGTAGACGGCAAATTGGCTGATGTCCTCTCTTGGGAAGTAGACGAGGTAGCCGATGTGTTCGCCGAGACCCATAGCGACCAGAGCGGTGTGGTAGGCGTGAACTTGCTTGATGTGGTGCTCTATCGGAGTGTAAGGCAACCCGGCGAGCCCCAAAGACTTGCACTCAATAAAGGTTTTGGCGGTTGGCAGGTAAAAGTCAATGTGTCCCTTGACGCCATCAATGTCAACTTCAAACTGCTTGATGGCGTCGGGGAACGCCGCTTCAATTATCGCCTCAAACAACTTGCCGGTCGCAAGGATGCCTTCCATCGGCGACAAGTCCACAGTTACGCCTTCCTTGATGCTGTAGAACTGTTGTCGTGGGCACAACCCGACAGCGGAAAGCCTGAGCCTCGGTTCTTCGGATTTAGCCATGTCAGCAATCGCTTTTGATATTTGCCCTTTCACTTGCTCAACATTCATTGGCTATCGCCCCCTTTGAACAGTTTTTCCTGCAACGCCTCAAGCACCGACTTGCCGTCACCTTCATAATCAAGGTTCGGCATCAACTTGATTACTCGCTCCGCATAATCCCACCTCGGGAACGGGACATCCTCCATCTGGTAAAGCGGGATGTAAAACTCGCCATCGTTCGGGTTGAACCAACCTATCGCCTTCCCAATCGCATCTAACATCACCCGCCTCGCAAACTTTGGCGGTCTGTCGTGGATGTAGTAGAACCACTGGCAACCTTTCAGTTTCGCAAATTTCAGGACAAAGTCCGGGATTGACACGCATTTTACCGTTCCCGTTTGGTGACGGTGGATGACCACGAACGACCACACCCCGTTGACCTTCGTCACCTTCCCCACTATGCACCACCTTCCACGCTTGAAGACCGAAATCGCAACTGACATCAACTTCCATCACCTCTCTTTCGTTTCGCCTGTATCCGTTGCCGTTCAAATTTCTCGCCGCAAATGTGTCATCTGACTTTGAACCTGTCTTCAACGCTGTATACTGCGTGGACTTGGCAAAGTCTTTTCTTGCAGTCAACGCAAACAAACTCGCCAGTCGTTTGTTTCTTGCAGTAATCACATACAGCCAATGCCATTTCACTTCGCTTTCGTAGATGAACTTGTGCATCGGGAGACCGGAAAGGGAAGCAACCTTTCGCCAAGCGTCATACAACGATTTCCCGATGTAAATGCGCAGGACTTCAAGTTTGGAGTGCGTTTTGGGTTCGGGTATTTTCAACTTTCCGACGAGCGCACTTTCTACCAGCGACGAGACTGGAGTTCCGGTGGACTTGGAAATTGACCTGAGGGACGAACAAAGTTCCGCTGGGACTTTCACGCTGACTTTGACCTTCACCTTCCTCACAGCAAACCACCAACCTTTCAGTCGTACAACCTTTCAGTCGTAATCGCAGACGAACCTGACGAATGGTGCGAGGAACACGGTTGAGACGGTTCCTACCATCCCGTTGCGGTTCTTGGCAACTATCATGTCAACACGGCGACCTTCAACAGACATCTCGTTGACCTTGATGGTTTTTGTGTCGTTGAGTTGGTGGAACAGGATGACCACATCCGCTTCGGCTTCCAAGTCGCCGCTCTCCCTCAAATCCGCAAGGGTCGGTCGCTTTTCAGCCCTCGCTTCGGTGGCACGGGAAAGTTGAACCGCAGCGACAACCACGCAGTTGAACTCCTTAGCCCAACGCTTCAGTTCCCTGACGATATCGCCGACCTCCTGATACCTGTGCTCACGCTTGGATGGTGGCGGTATCTGTTGCAAGTAGTCCACGAAGATGACTTCCACCGGGTTGGCGTAAAGGTTCAACTTGACAGCGGGCAACGGCATCGGTTTGTCAATGAAGAACAAGTTGTAGGAAGAAAGTTCTTCGGCGAAAGACATTACCTTCTGCATGAGTTTGGATGCCCTGTCGCTTGAGATGTCCGGTAAGGACGACAGCATGGAGTATGGGATGAAGGTGTTCTGGGCGATGATGCGCTGCACTAACTGTTTCGTCGGCATCTCGTATGACAGGAAGAGACACGACTTGCCGCTTCTCGCAGCGGCAACAGCAAACTGCAACAGGAACGCAGTTTTACCGACCGAAGGTCGTGCGCCAACTAAAACTAAACTGCCGCCTTCAATCGGTGACAGGAGTTCGTCCAACTCCGCTATCCCAGTGGTGATTGAGTGTTCGGATTGGGCGAGGCTGTCAAGCCAACTGATTATCGCTTCCTTGCCGGTAACTACATCTTTGGTCACATGGGAAGTTACACTCGCCAGTTTGTTTTCCGCTTCCGCCACGATTTCACGAATGGGCTGCAACGCCTCATTGAAGTTGCTCGCTTTGACTATATCCGCTTCAATTTTCGTCATTGACTTGACGAGAAGTTGCTTTATACTATGAAGAATGAGGCGCTCGGTTATGGATACTGGCGAAACTGTATGGGTGAGTTCCATGAGTTTCATGAGATATGGCAAGCCGCCACACCTGTCAGCGACGCCCATCCTTTCAAGTTCGGACAGGACATCAAGTGCGTTGACTGCTTTGTTCTCTTTTGCGACTTTCGCTATAGCCTTGTAAATCAGGGCGTGGGGCTCGTAAGTGAAATCGTCAGGCGCAACCATTGAAATTGCGATTTTTAGTTCGGATGGGTCGTCGCATATGAGGAGTGACCCGAGAAATGCTTGCTCGTGCGGCGCCGCTTGGGACGCAATTTCAACGAGAGCGTTGACGGTGTTTCCGTTTTTGCTTTGCCCTTTTGAAATGTTTGTCGCTTGCCGCATGCCAATGCCCTCCTTTTTGTGGGCGGTAGGGCGTTAGCCCTACCACCCACTTTTGTTTTTGCCCTCAAGCCAAGTCTATGTCTGCGTTGGAAAGCAACTCTTCCTTGCGCCTGTATCCAACGACGAAGCCGAGTTCGTAATCCGGCTCGCTGTAATCCTTGATTTCTATCGGTAAGTTGACAATCAAGTATCCCCTCGTGAACGGCAAGTCATGCAGGATAACTGCTTCAACGCCGTTGATGTGCCAGACCAGATGACCGGTGACTATCCATTTGAAGTCGCTCCAGTTCACCTTCTCTTCTTGAGTTGCAGCCTCGTTCCACTTCTTCATCTCGGACTTGAGGGTTTCAAGGAAGTTTTCAACGAAATTGTAATCCACCGACATGCCGCTGCTGACAATGTATTCACCACACTGACGCCTAATCAGTTTGGACGACCCGCTATCGTTGGCAATTCCAGCACGCTTGAGTTCTTCGTTGAAATGTAGCCAGAACTTCCGTGCAGCCAAGTTCTTCGGTTGGACGTGCCAGCCAGTGACTTTACCGACTGCGAAGACGACAGCGTCGCCAAGTTTCGGCTTAGTCCTCTCCTTGTAAGACTGCCACTGGGCAAAAGCAATCAGAGAATTGAAAGGCAGCGGTCTCGGGACTACACGACCAAAGCCAATTGACTTCGCTTCCCTGATGAAACTTTCAGGCGTGTAGTAAGACTTTCTGCCACCAGTGTATTGCAAGTATGCGTGGGGCATCACACAACACCTCCTTCACTGTCTTCCATCAACGCAAGGTAACTCGTGTGCTCCGGCACGATGTACATCCTCGCAGAAGCGAACTCAAAGTCTGCAATTTCGTTCCGTTCGCAGTAATCCAAGAACTTCTCGTATGCCTCATCGGACATCACCACCGAAATGGACATTCTCCCGTCCTTGATTGTCAGTGCTATGGTGCAATTCGTGATGAACGTTTTGCCGACAACGACGCCTTCCCTGTAAGCCTCATTGATTGGTTTCAACTAACTCACCACCCTTTACCTCGGTGTATCCCTTAAATCTCAACTCAAAGTCGTCGTAGAACAGCGCCTTCAAATCGTCCGGGTCTAAGACGAAGTGAAGGCAATGGACTGGGTCGTAATGGGACGAAACCCTGTAGGCTGAGTAGTTGACGCCGTTGTTGTCCAGAAACTCGGAGACGATTTCGGCTACCCTCTCATACATCAGGAAGACTTTTGGCTTATCGCTTTTGCCTTGTATCTTGAACAGCACCATAACAATCACTCCACTTTCCCGTTGAAGAAAACCAAACTCTTGACCGCAACGATTTGACCTTGCTCGTTCCTGATTGCGCCCTTGCCAGTGTCGGGCGCTGCGAAGTTCAAGACGAAAACCCCGCTCGCTGCGAGGACTTGCATCAGCGGCAGCGACACGATGTAGAGGGTGTCAGGTTCTCCGTAGTAACAGTCCACTCTACCATGAACGCTTTTGTCTCCGTTGACCACCACCATCCCTTCTTGCGGTGCACCGTATCGCCTGACGACACCGACAGTCTCAAGACCGAGTTCTTCCACGATGACTTTGAAAGGCTCACCGTCAAACTCAACGGCACGGAGGACGACACCGCTCGGTTCAACAGTCCAACTCCTTCCGTTGTTGACAATCGTGATGCTGTGAGGCGTGAGGTTTACGACCTTTTTGAACTTACGCACGCTTTACCCCTCCTTTTTGAGTTTTCAAATCAAACTATCAAGGAACTCTTCCGTGTCCACAGTTCCCTGCCCGCTTCCCTTGCTGACTGCCACTTCCGCCATGACTTCCATAGTCCTCTTCTCAAGTTCGGTCAGTTTTGATTTCTCCAGCGCCTTGACGTCCGATGGCGAGTAACCTTCCTCTTGGCAAACCGTCACGAACGCTTCTTTGACCTCGTCTTCGGTCAATCCAATCAACTTTCCGTAATCCATAAGCCGCTTCCACATTCTGTTAACTTCACCGTTCTTTTGGGTTTCGCTTTTGCCTTGCTTTTTGTTGGCTTCCTTTTGTTCAGTAAAGCCGATTTGCTTCAACAGTTCCGTCAGGTCGGGTTCAAAGTCTTGCGGTGTCCCGAAACGGTTTTTGGCGAAAAACCGTTGGTTGTGAGAGGTAAGGTAAAGCCTGTAGGGTTCAAGGTCAATGTCCATGTCTGGGCTCGCTGCGTAGGCGACGATGTCCATGTAACCGACGAGGTTGTCCATCAACTTTCGTGGCATGATGTCCGGGACATAGAGGGCACCGTGTTCGTCTTTGTTGATGCGTCTGTGGGCGATGAAGATGACGAGGTCAGAGGGAGTTGAGTAAAGGAACTGGCTGACGAAGTTGTCCATCTCCAGTTGAAGTTGAAACCAATCTTGATACTCCGGTCTCTTGTAATAAGCATCGCCCTGCCTGAAATTGACGATTTCGAGGAGACGCTTCCTGAGGTAGGTTGAGAAACCGTCAAAAGCCAAAGTCTTGATGTCCTGCCTTTTGGTAATTTCCTTGAGGGCAGCCCTCAGGGAACGGAAACTGTCTTGGAAGACCTTGCCTTCACGCTCAACGATTTGCGGGACTATCAGTTGCAGCGTCACGCCATCAGTATCGGCTAAAATCCTGTCAGCACCGCCCTCAAAGTCAAAGACCACCATCGGCTTGGGCGCTGTTTTGAGGAGAGTGGTTTTGCCAGACCCAGCGTAACCGTAGACGAGCATCCTTACGCCACGCTTTTGCATGCCAATGCCCTCCTTTGAGTTTTGATTTTGAGACCGCCAAAAATGAGACCTTAAATAAATAATCCCACTACTCACTACCCGTTAGTGAGACTAATCATCATAGGCGGTCTCACGAAGTTTTTCCAACTCGTGGAGTTTCTCCAAGAGGGCTTGCCTGTCAACGAAGATTTTGCCGCACCTTTTCTTGCCACCGCCAACTCTGATGTGCGGCAAGTTCCACTCACGAATGAGTTGGTAAGCCCTCGTGTGGGAAATTTTGATGCCGAAGTTCCAAAGGATTAGGTGCATCTCGGCTGTAGTTATATAACGACCACCATCAAGTTCCGACATCACCAATAACCTCCTTCAAAATTGTGATGAGCCGCTGAAATTATGACGCATGTTTTTCAGCCTGTAAAGAGCCAGACGAACCATCCAACTCAAAGAACTTAAATAAGGAGCGAAATTTTGAGACGCCCTTGCCAAAATTTGCGAACATGCTCTGAGCCGATGAAATTTTCTTTTCTCTCTCCTTATCTCGACTAAGTTACGATTATCTCATTAATGTCACGCTCCTTGACAAGTCGTTAAATAAATTTCAAATATATTCCGTTAGAGGCCTCTAACGGAATATATTTATAACGGCCGTTAAATATTTAAGAGGAGCAACGCAAATTTGAGCCTCAAAAACGGTCGCTGACTTAAGTTGGCTTATGAAATTTGACAGTTTTTGTGTTACCGTGTGTTACCGTGTGTTACCACCCCCGATTTTGCCGCCATTTTGACCGAGTTTGGCTGAATTTTTGGCAAGTGGGCGTGCAAACCCGTGAAAAACACCCTCTTTTTGTGACACCGCTCTAAAGGTCAAAAGTCACACGGATTTTTGCCCTAATTTTGGGCGATTTTGCCCAAAACTTATAACCGTCACAAAATTTGAAGTGATGTGCCCAACAGGAAGCGGTGAGGCAATTTGAGCGACATTTCCCTTTCAACCTTCTAACCGCACGGGACTTTACAAAAAACAAAACGCACTTCATAATTACACCAGCCTTTTCAAAGAAAGGAGATGGTTGCGGTGACTAAATTCGTTTCGTTGCAAAAAGTCTACATGACTTGTCCTCGCTGCAAGGAACTCGCCGACGAGGGTGAAAGGTTCTTCGTTCCTCAGGTGGAGAAGGACATCTCGGACTTCATCACTGAAGGTCAACTCAACTGCCGCCACTGCGGAACTACCATCGCCACAATTGACGCCTTGAGCCAAACGGAATTTGTGGTCAGGACTTTCAAGGGAGCGCCTATTGAAATCACGAAACCTTTCATCGTGAAATTGAGAGCCGTTGACCCTGACATTGAAGAAGAAGACTATTGAGGTTTGGAGGTGAACGAGAATGCTTCTGAGCCAATTGGTTGAGCGTGTTTGCTCAAAAGTCCCGATTGATGTCAAGTTGCCGTCAGACATAGATGTCGCAAAGCCTGAAGACTTGTCGTCCTTGGAAATCCATGCACTAATCGCTGACTTAGTCGCTGAAGCATGCCTCATCAGCGGGATGGGTCCTCGTGGCGCTTACGCTTTCGGTGAGTGGCTCGCCGAACTGTTCAGCGGTTGGTCAACACGCTACAACAACGAATTTGATGTGGCGTCTTTGAACAACGCCTTCGGTCGTGGCGCTTTCAAAAACGAAAGTTACACCATCAGGCTATACTTGCTACCATCGTGGGAAAAATTGGACGAATACATTGAAGCCATAACCGAAGGCGTCAAGGAAGCCTACAGGGAAGCGATTAACCTCTCCACTTGACCCTGAACTCTTTGCCGTTCCAGAAGGACAGCAAGTAGCCGTTTTCCCTAATGAAGTTGATTATGTCAACCTTGAAGAACCCCCTTGCGTTCATCTCTATGATGCATAACCCTTGCGACCAAATCCTGCCGCTGTCCCAATGCGGTCGTTGGTAACTCAAGCACGGGACAACCCAACAACCCTTTGACCTGCCAGAATAGTCCATCTGTATGTAGACATCGCCCCTGTGCCAGTGCCCGAACACCGAGTTCTTCAAAATCCTGAGGAAAATGGACCTCGCCAAGTTGACAGTGTTGCCAGATAGCCTGACCTTGTCGCCGTGGCTGATGAAAAACTCTTGGAAGTGCACGGTCGGTGCGACATCGTAGCCAACGGGCATGGGCGTGTCCTTGTAGTTCAGGACGATGAAGTTTTCCTTTTCATTGAGACCGAGCAGGTGTTCAACGGAAAGTTCGTCGAGCCCGAAGAGTTCCGGCGCTCTGCGCCACAGGTAGTTTTTGAGCCTGTCCTCGTGGTTGCCCATCACGAAAATCCACGCTTCCGGGTCAAACCTTGCCACCATCCTGTTGAGCAACTTCCTCGCTTCTTTGATTTCCTCTCCAAGCATCAACTTCCTTCTTGGGTTCTTGTCAAAACGGGAGATGGCGAAGAAGTCAATGAAGTCGCCGTTGATGACAATCAGTTCTGGCGTCGCTGCGTCTATGACTTGAAAGGCTAAGTTGACCGCTTGTTCGTCGTGGAATGGGACATGGACATCATTGATGACCGCTATGTGAATTGTTTTCTTGGACGCCACCTTAACCGAAGTCCCCTCGCTTAATGGCTCAACCGCAAAGGATTTGGGCATTCAACCAACTCCTTTTCAAGGAGTTGTCTCTACGGGCAAAACTGCCTTCTCAACGAACTCACGCCTCAACTGCCTCGTCGCCTGTGCCTTCCTGTTCCTTTCGTTCAGCAACTGTAACCCGAAGGTGAACTTGGAATAGAGGAACGATGCCGCTTTCTGTCGGCTCAGAGCCATCGTGCCGTGAACGCTGAAGTATTGCTGGACGCCGTTGACCAAATGGTTCAGGTAAGCGTTCATCTCATCTTCGGTTATCTTGCCTTCAGCGTAGTCCCTCTCAATAGCCCTGAAGGTTTGGGCGAGGGCTGGTGCGTAGGAGTAGACGATTAGTTCGCCGAGTTCCCTCGCATCTCCGGTGTTGCGTGCCCTCTCAATGTATTTCGCCAGCAGGGCACGGCGTTCCGCTGTTGATGTCGTCGTTGCGTTGAACCTGACGGCGTCCTTCCAAGCGTTCCTGCTGATGGGCTGACCAACCATCATCCTCCAGACGAACTTGGCAACGCCAAGCCCTTCCTCAAGCATGGGTCTATACTCGGCACCGACCAACCTCCCCTCTTCGTCGTAACGCTCAGTCCCTTCCTTCACTTCCGTCGGTATCATCCAGACGCCACGCTGAGCCTTCAAGTATTGGTTATAAGCCCTCGCTGCCGCAGTCCCGAAAGTCAGGAACAAAACGGTGTTCCAAACCGACGACCAATACTTCTCAGCCTGCAGTTCCTTCGGCAACTCGTAACCACTGACGGTCACGGTCGGCATCAGAAACTTCTCCCTTGAAGCGATGAGCGAAGTCGCAATCTCAGCCATCGGTTGAAGGAACGCAGGCAACTGCCTTGAGAACTTGTAGTAAACCGCAGAGCCCAAGTCAAACATCCAGTCAATGAACACCCTCGCAATCGGTGGCAAAACCCATTCGCTAACACCGCCAGCCTGTTTGCCCGTAAAGGCGATGTAGCCTTGCTGTAACAGCCACCAAGACAGGAAACTGATTGCGCCCATCGTTGCGTATCTCATGAGCATCTCGTAGTCCCGTGCCTTCAACGCACTGTAAATCGGTCGGTAGTAGCCTTCATACAACCCCCACCACCGATGTATCAGGTAGTTTTGGAACAACCCCAACGCAGCGGCGAAGTTGTCCTTCAGAATAGCCATAGGTCGTTGCATGATGCCGTAGTTGCCCTGCGTCCTGTAAACCACACGCTCCATATGGTTTCTCGCCAACTCTACAGCCCTGTCGTGCGGCGTCCCCCTGCTGATTTCGGTCGTGTAAGCGTCTATGAACGCCGACAGACCTGCGAGACCGGTGACATATTGGTCGGTGACCTCAAGGGCGAGGAAGCCGAGTTTGTCAACGACATCAAAACCACGCTCTATCATGTTAGCCGCTTTTATCAAAGCCCTCGCAAGCGACGGCACTGTCTTGTAATTGGACATAATCATGTCAAGTTCCTCAAGGGACGCCTTCGCCAATGCGGTCTCGCTTCCAGTTATCGCCTTCTCCTTGACGCCAGTTAGAAGCGCCGCAAGGTGCGGCATCTCAAGTTCAACGACACGGTGGAATTCAAGCAAAATTTCGCTCGCCTTACCCCTCGGCATCATCCGAACCCACCGCTCTCGTGGGAGTTTGTGCGATGCAGCCGATGGCGACATCTCGTAAACGAAATCAACAGCCTCCGGCATGACAGACATAATCCACATCGCCTGCAGCGTGGACTTGAATGCGTTCATTTGGCTGTCGTAAGGGTGCATTATTGCGCCGAGTATGCTCTCAAACTGAGCCACTGCCGTTGACAGGTTGAACTGCAAAAACTTCCTCGCAGAGAACTCTACCAACTTCCGTGCGATGGCGAAGTTGGGGATATAGCGCTGCAAAGTGGCGTGTTGTCGCATGCGCCAGAAGGCTTTCCTTATGTCATCTTCGCTTTCAGCGCCGCTTAGCAGTTGAGCCGCTTCCGTCTCCCACCGCTCAGCCATCCTAAGTTCCCTGTTGATTACGGTCGTGAGGTTCGGGACTGGTTCGGGCAACCTGCCCGCCATCATCAAAACGCCCAAGTCCCTAACGAAAGTAGCCAGCGGGCTTTCAACATCCAAAGCCCTGATTGCGCTCTCAAGTTGGTGCAAGACGGGGATGACATCGGCGGACAGTGCGAACCTAACTACACGGTTGAGGTATGCTTCAAGGTTGTTGAGCCACAAGTCGCTGACGGGCAACGCTTCAAGCCGCTGATACCTGCTCCTGATATCCGCTTCAGACTTGCCACGACGGAACTTGTCCGGAACGGGGTTCTCAAGGGCTTCACGGATTTTGCGCTCAAACAGATTGGGGTCTAAAATTGCGGCGTTGGCAAAATCTACGATGAAGTGCGGTAGGTAGTTCTCAAGCGGCTTGATTGGTGGCTTGCCTTGTATCTGCAACCCCAAGTTGATTAGGTTCAGGGCTTCGTTGCCGATGTCTCTCAGGGCTTGCCCGACCTCTTCAAAGGTCGCTTTCAGTTCCGCTTCGTCGGCGAACATCCCTTTGAGCGAAGGGATGTCTTGCAACTCCTTGAAGATAACGCTCGCAAACTGGTCTTTCAAATACTCAGTGGGTTTCTCGTAGTAATCGGCTGCCAGTTCAAACAGGAAAGCGGCTGCAGCCTTCGGCGATGCGACCTTCTTGGATTTGGCTTTCTCGGCTAACCTGTCCAGCGCTTGCCTTATAGGCGTGACGAGTTCGGCGAGTTGCCTATCGGCGATAATCGTCATCCGCTCGTCTATGTTCTCTGCGAACCACCGCCTGATTTCGTCACGCACCGCCGGGTCTGCTATCGGGAACAGGTTCATCAGGGCTTGTGCGTTGGGCATGGCGAACAACGAGCCGAGCCCGCCAGTCTGGGAAACGGCTGCTATGACCGCTTCGGCGGACAACCGCTCCTTAGTGACTTTCTCTATGGCGTCAAGGACAGCGGAAGCCAACACTCCAAAGTTGGGGTCTCCCTGTAACCTGCGCCAAAAATCCAACTTGCTCTCAAAGACCAAGCGGTTGGCGTCAAGCCGCATCGCTAACTTGGTAAGTCGTGGGTAGTTCACGGGGTCAAAATTCGGTTTACCGAGTTTGTAGAAGTCCGTTACCGCTTGGTAGTTGGTTCGGTTCTTGCTGAGTTTCACCAACTCGTGCCACAGAAGGATTTGGTCTTCTGCGGAGTAGATTTCACGGCGCAGCAAGTTGGTTTCGCCCCACAAGTCCGTCAGCGTCTTCAGCCACGTGTTCTGGTTGTTCGTCCACTCGGCAACGAGTTGCTGGACGGCTGGGTCGTTGGGTTTGAGCCTTGCAGCCCTGTAAAGCCAAGTTATAGCCCTGTTGAAAGTTGTCTTGTTGGAAACGGCAAAGAACTCTGGCGTCAATTGAGCGACAACGGCGTCCATCTGTTGACGCTCGGGGCTGTTCTTGGGCATGGTGAAAGCAGCCATGATTTTGTATGCTTGCTCAAACCGTGACCTCTGCCTCTGCAAGTTCCTGTTAACCCTTCCGACCGACGGGTCTATTCCAGATAAGGTGCTGACCAACCGAGCGAAGAAGTCGGTTATTGGGGTTATGTTGCCCATGTTGGAGTTGATGCGTTTAAGCCGTGTCATTGCCGAGTTGGAAAAGTCTTGCGCACGCTTCTCAAAAACAGTGTCGGCAGTTTGAGGGTTGTTGAACACTTGTTCGGAAAGGGCAATTTCGTGCTGCATCCTCGCTATCGTGTAGATGTCGGTGAGGGCAAAGGCTGGTGCGTGGGTCTGGAAAGTGGCGGAGAAGTATCCTATTTGAGCGGACTTCAAGTTGTTGGCTGCCTGTTCCGTTACGCTCAAAAGGTTTCTCCAGTTGGTAGCCAAGTTGGCGAACACGGCAATTCGTGGGTCGTTGCCGTAATTGAACTTTAACATATCAATGAACTCGTTGAGGAGTTGGTCGTCCCTCAGTATCTCCTTCCACATTACTCCTTGCAGTTTCTTGCTTGCCTTGAACCTCGCAAAGGCTGACGCAAATCCGCCCTCCTCCAACGGTTTGGTCAGGAAATCACGCAAGGCTCTCTCGGTAGTATCAAGTTGAGACCTCGCACGGATGTAAACTTCGGTGGCACGTCTGACCAACTCGCCGTAAGTCGCTATGGCGCTCAGTTGTGGCTTGCCGCTCACATAATCCCTCACTGTCTTGGGCAACTTTGAAATTTGGTCTCTGACAATTTGACCGACATCGCCGGCGAGTTTGGAGAGCGTTACCCCCCTTCTCGCCAGCATCTTGATTGCTTGGTGGGCAAGGAACGAAGCGGCAGCGACGCCCAAAGCGACCTCGCCACCGTAATGCCACAGCAACCACCCGCCGACAAGTATCGGTATCGGGTTGATGCTGTAAAGTGCGCCAGCCATGCTCTCGCCGTTACGGACATGGACTTGCGCCTCTTGGAGTTTCTCCCTTGCGGCTTCAATGGCTTGATGCCTGTTTTCCCCGGTCTGTTGTGCGGCATCGTTCAAAGCGTTGAGCGCCAACTCCAGTTTCTCGTCGGCAAGTTGTAGTTGCTTGTCAAATTCGTCCGGGTAAGTGACCATGTCTATGTCAGCCCAAGATTTAATCCGCTCACGGACATGTTGCAGGTTCTGCTGGACAGCCCAGACTTTTTCGGTCACCGACGCCACCTTCTCTGGAGTGGCGTCGGCAAGGTCAACCAACGCTTCAGCCAACTTGCTGGTCAGGTAAGGGATTTGCCAAGTCCACGCCGACAGGACAGTCCGCTCTTCTGGGGTTTTAGCCATCAACACCGATGGCGACGGGACTTTGAACTCACGCCACAACCCGTCGTTGATGCCTGCGTAGAATGCGGTCTCGGCGTTGTTGAGCATAATTTCGCCAGATATTGGGACGAGCCCGACAGCGACTTCCGACTGGACTGTGGTCAGTTCCTCTGGAGAAGTGACGCCGAAATCTTCAGCGGTAACAGTGCCGCCCTCGGTTGTTGCCAAGACCCTCGGCGCTTCCTCGTAAACACCTTCGGTCACCGTCCCGCCTTCAACTTCAAGCCTCGGCGCTACTTCCTCGGTCTCAACTTTAACGAACTCCGCTTCCGACACTGTCCCGAACATTTGTGCACGGCGTTCCATCCGTTCGGCACGCTCACTTGCCGTCCTGCCGACAACCATCAAAGGTTGCAGCCAGTCACCGACAATCAACTTGTGGAGTTCGTCGGGGAGTTCGTGCGGCGGGTTGGTGAGCCACTTGAACCGTGCACCGAGCCCAGTCCCGGCAAGCGATGACTTGACGATGCTCTCTCCCAGCGACCTACCGACAGACAACTTGATGTTGTCCTCAAGCCGTGCGTAGTTGCGTTCAATCGTCTCTATGTTCTCGGAAACCCATTGCATCAACCTGATGTAAACTTCCATGTCAAGTTGCCTTAAAGCCGTAGCGCTCTCAAAAGAGTAATCCGCCTCGTCAAAGTAACCCCTATCAACCAACCAAACCCTCTGTTTGTATTCCTTGCCGCTCTTGGTTCGTCTCGTCTCAATGGTGGACAGAAAGTCCCTCAAGAAGTTGCCCTTGTAAATTGTCTGTTCCATCATCCGTCGCATGTGCCAAGACATGAACTCGTCGGCAGTGTTGGCGATGTGGTTGAGGGCTAACATGATGTCACGGACATGTATCGGTTTGTTTTGCTGTTTGCGCTGTTGGGCGAACTTCCTGATGCTGTAAAGTAGTTGCGACCAAGCGCTGTCAAGTTCGCCGATAGCGTCAAGTATGTCCTGCGGGCCTGGGATTTTGATGGGCTTGTAGGTCGGGAAAGTCTTAGGTGCAAACAACGACGTCCTGAGTTGTTTCGTCTCTTGCGGTTTTTCAACTTCAGCCGCTAACTGTTCCGCTTCCGCTTCCGGCACTGCAGCCAGTAGGACCTCAAACAAGTTTCTGACTTCGCTGTCGTTGACGGATAATTGGTTTGCGTCCTTGCCGTAAACTTTCGCTATCGCTTCCCTCAAATTCTGTGCCGCTTTCATGTATTTGATGAGCGGCGCTTTCAACGCATTTCGCCAGTCCCCTGACAGTTTGATGGCTTCGCCTTTGCTGACAGCGAGGGCTTCCGATGGCACTGGCGGCAAACTGTCCAACAGCGACGCTGCGTAGTTGGCGTTACTGAGGGCGCTTTGAATGGTCTTGACCAATTCCCTGTTAGCGTCCAGAGAGGACGAGTAGTGCTGCATCAACTTCTTGGTGTTTACTTCGCCAGCCGCTTTCGCCTCGTTGAAAGCGTCGGTTACATCTTTCAACGTCAACAAGATGTCATAACTTGATAGGTCGTGGGCGAGTTCCACCAAAGCATCAACCAATTCGGTGTTGTAAGGTGAGCGCCTGATAGTGTCGTAAATTTCGTTTAACAGTTGGCTGACATTGACGGTCACAGCGCCCTCAACGCCCTCAACGGCTTCAGTGGCGTTTGACCTCAAGATGAACCTGTAAGCGTCCTCTGGCAGGTCAAGCAACCAATCGTCGGCGTCCTTGCCGATTTTCAGGACTACCCTGTTTTCGCCGGACAGGATGTCGCTTATGACAAGAAGTTTGTCCGTTAAGGTGTCAGTATCAACTTTGGACAAGTCATAAACTAAGTTCCGTAGCGTTTCTACGGTTCTCCTAATTCGCTCAAGGTCGCTGTCGCCGAAAACGAGGATTTCGTCAGAACCCAAGATTATCCGCTTCAATTTGTCCTTGCTCTCAATCAACCCGCTGAAGAATTCAACAACCCTGTTCGCTTCCCTGATTAGCAACGGTAACCTGTTGATGGTGTCAACTTTTGCGTTCACGTAACGGCTCTCCATCAAATCGTCAACGACCTCGTAAAGGTTGGAGATGTTTTCTTCCAAACCTTCAGCCTTGTAAATGGTCGTGTCGTGGATGAACTTCGTAATCCGCTCGCTCATCCGGTCAACGAAAATCTCCGTGAACAGGTCAACGATTTGCTGTCGGTTGTGCGGTATCCCCATCTCTGCCGCAACGGTGTTTACCAACGCTTCAAACTGGGGCGTATCGTAGATGGCAGAGAGTGCGCCTTTGATGAACGGCTCAAGCCACTGCTTGCTGAAGGCGTCAAACCGTGCGTGTTTCACCGCAGCGACAACGGCTGCCCAGCCGAAAAGCCGTTTCGTGAAGTAAATGTGGTTGCTGCTCTCTTTCAAGCCCTCCACGATGGCTTCGTGGATTGAAGGTATTAGTTGCTCCATGACCTTTTCCAAGGTCTTAAGCCGTTCCTTGCTCAAGCCCAACCCTTCAAGGCTTCTTTTGGCGACTGACAGAATGTTCTCTGGTTTGGCGACACTTAGGTTCTTCAAGGAGAACAACTTTTTGTCGCCAATCCAGCGCCTGTAATGGAATAACCCTCGTGCGCCGTGCTTTTCTTTCGCTGCGTTTATCTCATCAAATAGGCTGAAAAGCGACTTGAAATCGCCTGATGCGATGGCTTCCTTGACTTTGCTGTAAAACTGCAGCAGCCCGCCAAGTTCCCTGTGCAGCAGCGTCCGTGCCGCTGAGACCGTCCGCCTGCCGTAGAAACTCTTTCCAGACATCAATTCGTCGCTCACCTTCCGTGACATTTGGAAGATGAGCCAACCGAGTTGATGTTTCAGTTGGTCGGTAACGATTTTCCTGACCGCAGCCCTTTCCTTATCTGGCAGTTTCCGTTTGTTCAAGTAATCGTTGAGCGCTTTGTAAGTTCGCTTGATGACTGGCGCAAACGGAAAGGCGTCTGGAATGTCATCGGGGTTGAGCGTCCCGCCCTCAAAAGCGTCCATCCAAGCGTCAAACTGAGGGAAATCACTGAAGAGGGAGTCTGCCATTGAGATGGCTACGATGTTGGTAGGTGACGGGCTCGTGTTGGACTTGCCGCTCCTTTTATCGGACAAGTTAATCTTGTTGCCGAACCTTGCGTTGTATCGTTGCAAGATGTTCTCGCCGAGCGACCTCAACTCTTCCCAGTCCGTCCTCAGTTCCTCTGAGTGCTCAATCATCCCGAAAAGCCTTTCCGCCATTGCGATTTTCAAGCCTTTTGCGAGTTTCTCCCTTTGCTCCGGCGTGAGGTCTTTAATCAGCCGGACAATCCTGTTGGCTTCCTTTTCCGTAGCCATCAGGATGAAATCGGCAACTAACCTCTGTTCCGCTTCGTCCGCTTCGCCATTGAGGAACTTGCGCCAAGTCTGCATCAATGACTGTATCGTCGCATTAGATTTGATGTTGTTGAACTCTTCCGTTACTGCTTTGAGAAAGACTTTGCTGACTTCAACGAACAGTGGGGTGTATCGCTCTTTTTGCTCTGGCGTCTTAAATTCCCTCGCCAAAAAGTCACCGACGAAAGTCTCCCACGCCTCCATCTTTGGCGGCAACCCTTTGATTGCCGCAACGAACCTGAACCTCACATCTGGGTCAAGTTTCGCAAGGGCTTGCTGGACCTCTTTCCTTCTCAGCGCAGCATCGTGAGCGTCATCGTAGAACAGTTCTTCAAGGAAATCTGGGTTCTTGAAGACCTTTGCGACCCGCAGCAGCCAGTTGTTGATGTAGTAAAGGACTGGAGTGGTCTCATTGACTTTCTTGTTCAAAGCCGACATGATTTCAAAAACTTCGCCGAAAACGGCATCTTGCAACCGTTCAAGGTGTGGGACGATGCCTTCTGCCATCCTGCTCGCAAATCGTTGTTCCGTGTCAAAGGCTGCGATGATAAGGGGCAATTGGTATTCCGTCGCAACAATGTTGTCCCTCAGCAACTTGTATGCTATCAACCTTTCGGCTGGCGTGATGTATCCGGTTTTGGACGCTTCTATAATTTGCTTCGCCAATTCGTTGGCACGCTCTTTCGGAATTTCGCCAATGCCTGCCACGAGCCCTTCAAGGTTTTCGTCTCGCCAGAGGGTGAGTTGGGTAGTATCGTAAGGCAGACCAACCGTTTGGAGCGTGTCCATCAAATCGGAGTTGGGGTCGGCAAGTTCAAGGACACGCTCAGTCCCGACGACGAAAGCGATGGCACGGTGTCTCATGTGGATTTCGGCTGACAGGTCTATAGTCCTTAAACCGATATCGTAAGGGAGCGAGGGAAGGTGCGCTATACTCCATTTGAAACCCTTTATTGCCCCATCAATTTCGCCATACTTGACCATCTCAACGAAATTGTTGACGGCGATTTCAAGTTCGTATAAAATCCTCTTAGCAGTCAAATCATGGGTCTTTGAAAGGTCAGGTTTTTGGATGGCTGCGACAATTTTGTCGCCGCCATAGAGTTCAACTTCCTTGACGATGTAGTTCGGTTGGCTCTTGAGCCAATTGGTGTGCTCTTGCAAAGCCAACGCTATCGGCGTCCGCCGTGACGGAACTCTGTAAGTTACGACCACACGGAAACCGCTTTCGTCTTCAAAAGTGGTCGCTGGCGTCAGCCACTCACGCAGCGTCCTGCGACCGAAATTGGGCTTAGCAGTCCTCGTCTTGTCGGTAATGTTGACGGCAACAATTTCTTTGTCCAGAACTGAAAGGTCTGGTTGGACAGTTACGCTTTTGACCCGTGCGTAAAGTTTCCTGATGTTCCTTCTAAGTTCGTCAAAGAAGGCTGCAAACTTCTGCGCTACCCTCTGGCTGCTTTGTTCTTGTTGCTTCTGCTCGCTTTCTGCGAGTTGGCTGAGCGTCCTTACAGTAGACGCAACTGATATTTCCCTAATCGCCTCGTCGTAAATCGCCCGTATCTCTTCAACATCCATGTCCGTGAAGGCTGAACTCAAAATCTCAACGGCTGCTTCCTTGTCCATCCCGAGTTCCTTGAGGTCACTTAGCCAAGCGACCATCGCTGCAAGGTCGGGGTGGAAGATAGCCCTGCCTTCTATCTGTTTGTCGGCATCTCCAGTCACTTCCCAAGTGTCACGCAAGTCCTCGGCGTAATCTGACGCTTCTTCTTTCCAACTTGCGACTTGGTCGCCGAGACCTTTCCTTGCCGCTTCCGTTTCCAACTCGTTGGCGACCCTTTCAGCCTGTTGCGCTACCGGGTGCGACTTGTCCTCTACCGCTTCGCTGATGCCTTTCGCCACTACATATGCCTGCTTCAGTTCGGCACTACTCTTTTCTTTCCCGGTCAACTTCACCAATTCGTCAACGACCTGCTGGACTGTTTCCCTTTGTTGCCTGACGATTACGACCCTGCCGTCACGGAGAACGGAAACTTGGTTAGGAGGCAGCCCTTCGTCAATAATCCTCTGTGCCTCGTCCGGACGCCTTCTCAAGTTCTCAATCTGTGCGTCTGTGTAGCCCATCTCCCGCAACTTGCTCTCAACTTCCTCTGGCAACTGATACTTGAACTGCTGAGACGCTTCTGCTTGTTCCCGTTCCTTCCTCTGCCTGAATTCACGCAAACTCAACCCTGCAAGCGGTCTCTCGCCCTCTTCGGTCGGCTGGACTTCAGGTTCTGGCGTTGCCACAGGTTCGGCTGCCACTTCGCCAGTTCGTTTCCGTTCACGATACTCTCTAAGGCTCAGACCTGCAAGTGGTCTCTCGCCGGCTTCTTCTGTCGGTTTGGTTTCTGGAGCGGGTTTGGGCTCTTCTGTGACTTCCCCCTTCCGCTTGCGATACTCTCTAAGACTTAACCCCGCAAGCGGTTTTTCTTCGGCAGTTTTCGTTTCTTCTGGCGCTTTGGCAACTTCCTTTGCTTCGGCGGCTTTTTCTGCCGCTGCAGGTTTCTCCGGTTGCCGTTTAGTCCTCTTAGCCTTCTCCGTCGGTTTCGGCTCAACTTCCTCTACGGGCTTGACCTCATCAACTTTCGGTTGCGTCGGCTCTTCAACTCTGGGCTCAACTTCTTTCGGAACGGTAACTTCTTCAATCCTCTCAACCGCTTTCGCAGTGACTTCTGGAATTACCTCGTCCAACTTGCCAGCGATGTTGGTCTCAGCCGACGGGACTTCAAAAGATGTGACTGTGACTTGGTGGGCTTTTAGGTCGGCAAACCTAACCGGTTTGTCCGGCAAAACGTTGGCAATATCGTGGTCAACAGCGACGGTCAAAACGACGAGGTTCTCCCAGTGCGTTGGTGGTGGCAGGAGCGGCAAGTTCCTCGTCTTCCGCTTCCTCAGCCGCTGAGATAGAAATTCGACAGCCTCCCTGTAAGCGCTCAAGTATTTCCCGGCGACCACTGACGGTTGCTGCCGAACCCTGCGACCGAGTTTCCGTGAGACGGAACTCAACGCTGTAGGTGCGTGTTCTATAGCGGTCAAAAAATCGGGATAGAAAGTTATGTCGCTGAAGTCGTTGTTGGCTCGTGCTTTGGTGGCGACATCAACTGGAACGACCGCAAAGTAATGCTTTTTTGGCGTCAAAGTCTTGACTTCGCCAGCGGTCGCAACGAAGACGTCGCTTTCCAACGACACCTTCTCAATCGGTTGCGACGAAACATAGACTTCCCCGTCGGGCGTGACGACCGTGAATATCGGGGTTTTCCTTTCCGGTGCGAATTCCGCTGAAACGATGCCTTTGCCGAACAAGTCTTCTATCGGTGAAGTTGAAGTGATGACGTTACCGTCCGGTGTCACTATCGTGTAAATCTTAGGTTCTTCTATGCGCCTTCTAACTTCGCTAATTTCTTCTTCGGTTGCAATCCTCGTCTCCCTAAACCTCGGCGTCCCAAACTCAACCGCAGCCACGCCTTCGGGCTCAAGGACTTTCTCTGCAGCGGTGGCGGCAACCTTACCTACTCCGGGCATCACCAGTTCGTAAATAGGGACTTCCCCAACTTCCTCTGGCGCTTTCCGCCTGAATTTGAGTTGGATTTCACCTTTCCTGATTTGTTCCCACAAAGGTGACGGTTGCCTGCGCCTCGCTTCCATCAAGTTGGTGTTCGGCTTGTCGTCTTCGGTCTTGGGTCTCTCGCCGGTGATTGTCGCCTTCTCGGTCGCTTCCTCTACATCCTGTTGGGTCTTTTCCTGCAGCATACCCTCAATCGCTTTCAAACGCTCATCAACATCTTCAATCTGCTGCGACAACTTTTGTGGGTCTGCTGTCTGGGTCTTGTCCACTGGCTGCGGCGGTCTGACCTTGCCTTGCTCCAGTTGCTTTGCCAAATTGTCAAGGTGCGTCTGCCACAACTTGAACTGTTGTGGCGACATCTGCCTGATGTTGCGCCACGAAATATGGCGACCCAAGCCCATGATTGAGCCAATTATTAACTCCGGGATGTATTGCGATAATGTGCCTTCTTTGACCGCTTTGACTATCCTATCAATCAGGGAAATCGCTTGCGCATCGCCGTTAGCGGCTGCCTCTTCAAGTTCACGCAGCCACTTGACATATGACGGCTCGTAGCCGAGGGCGTATTGGGTCATTGCGGATATGAGTGTGAACGAACCAGCGCCCCTGATTGCTGCAGCCAAAGCGTTTTTGTCAAACCGTTCAAGCCAACGGATGCGTTCAAGCACCGGGAAGGAGATGCCAAAGATGGCGTCGGCAGCCAACCCACGCCAATCAAGGATAGGCTCTTCGTAAGTTAAAGTCCGCTGTGCGACATTCCAAAGGATGTTCACCGCTATGTCGCTGGCTGTATGCGATGTCTTGTAAAGCCTCGCCAACTTCAAAGCGTTATCTGTCAACTTTATTGTCTGTCCTGTCCGTCTCGCCGTCTCGGCAAGTGCGTAGTATTGCTCGGCGAGTTTACCCGCTTCCATCGCAGCCCTCAGACCTTTTGCGCCTTTGACGGTGGCGAGACCAGCCCTGAGCGCCCTGACGCCAGCGCCGAGCCTACCCAAAGCGCCCACAACGCCAGACCCGAGCAACCAACCGCCTAAACCGAAACCTGCAAGTTCCAAAGTCCTGTAGCCGATTTCCGCCGGGCTGTCAAAAGCGATTGGTGGCTCGTAGAACTTTTCACCGGTAATCGCTTCCACACCACGCTTGATTAACCCGAGGAAGGGGACGGCAGCCCTTGCGAACCTGACAAAGGCGGCACTTGTTGGGGAAAAGAACGGTTCTGCTCCGACCTTAGCGTGGATTAGGTTGAGCAAGTGGGTAGCCCTACCGTCGTCGGTGCTGAGCCTAAGCAGTTCAGAATAAATGTCGTTCCAAATCCCGTAAAAATCTTGGCGCTTAGCCTTCTTGACCTTCTCCAAAGTGCTGTAAAGAAGCGTGTCTTGATAAAACCTTTTAACTTCATCAACGGCGGATTTGGGGTCTATTTCGCCCTTTAAAACCATGTCTTTTATGCGTTGGAAAACATGGGTGGCTGACGGGACAATTGAAGGGTCAAAGGTGGCGAGTGTCCTGAACCGTTTCGCCGTCTTGGTCTTGTCACCGAACAACTCACGGACTAAGTTCTCAAACTTTTGCCGTTCCTGCGCCCGCAAGTCAAGGCTTTTCAGCGCAACATAACCGGCGCCGCCTTGCTTTTCGGCGACACTTTTGAAAAATTCGGCAGTCGCTTTGTTCAACGGCGGTTTCACCTCCCGTTCACTCTACTGGCAGCAGCCCGCCAGTTTTCGTCAATTGTTTCGGCGAAACGCTACCGCTACCGCTCATCGCCTTCAACCGTTCGCCGACGGCGCTTTGTCGGCTTTGTTTGCTCCTTTGTTGCGATTTGGGGATGGACTTGATGGCGCTTAGCGTCGGGTTGCTGCTAATCTGCGCTTTTACCGTGTAAGCGGTTTTGGGGTCATTGGTTTTGATTAGCGTGTCAACTTGCTTCTCAAGCCATTTCTGGGTGTTGCCAAAAGTTGAAACCAAAATCTCAAGCATCGCCTCTTTCCAAGTTTGCGGGTCGGACGCTTTGAGTTCATCTAAATCCCGCCAAGTTATGGTCCTCTGCGGGTAAAGCGGGTTTCTGAAACCTTGCGGGAATATGCGCCTGAGCGTCGCTTCCGCTTCTTTCGGGTTATTCCTGATTTGGTGTTCAAGGGACTTGTAAAAGGTGTTGATGAGTTCCATGCTGGAGATTACGGTATTGAGGGCGCTCCTGACATCTACCTTCAAGTTTTGAGACGCTTGCTTAAACCTCTGCAAACTCAACTGAAACCGCTTTTCGCTGAGCGCTTGCCTTCTCTCAGCCATCATCTGCCTAAACTGCCGTTCCTCTTGCTGTGCCTGAAACTGCGGCGATGGCGGCAACTTCTGACCTGCAAGCAATGCAGCCAACAGCGTATCGACGGGAGACGTTTGTCTTGGCGTGACGATTGTCGGGGCGACTACAATTGGTGGCTTGGGTTCTGCAGCCTTGCTTGCGACAAGTGCGCCGAGAAGAGCCATCATTTGTTCTGGCTGCATGCGGCTGGCAGCGCCTTCAAAAGCGCCAGCCACTTCCTTTTCCGTCTCAGAAAGGTAAATCTCTGGCATGACAGACCTGAGTAAAAACAGCGTCATCATGACTTTGTTTCTCAACTTGAAGACTTCGTTGCGTGCCTCTTCAACTTGGCTCGGGCTGCCGCCAAGTTTCTCTGCAATTTGATTTGCTTCTACGTAAGTCCCGGAAACCAAGTCCCTGAATGCGTCTATTATCCTCAACAAGGCTTGTTTTCGTGTCTCAAGTTTCTCTTTGTTGTTTTGGACGATTTGATACTGTTCGTTGACCAAATCGGCGAAAGCCTTCAGTGTCGGTTGCGAAACGGTCTCAGGTCTCGCAAAGAAACTTTTGATTTGGCTGGCAATCCTCGCCAATTTACTGAACTGTTTGTCGTCAGCGGAAGCGATTTTATCCGCCAACTTGTTGATGTCCGTTAAAGCCTTGCCGTATTCCCTGTCAATGACCGATAGCGTTGACTGGAACACGGAAGTGTAATGCCTTTCGCTCCTGTTGCCGCTCATGTTCAAGTTGCCCATGATGCTGAAGAAAGCGGTTGCGCTCACTGGGGCGTTTATGTTCTCAAGCATCGTTACTACATCTTCGCCGTAAAGGTCTACTGCCTTGTCCCTGCCGATTGCCTTAACGAAATCTGACGGGACGATATTGACGCCTTTGTTCGCTTTGATTGCACCTTGCTGGATTATCGGGACGATTTCACTTGCGTTCGGCAGCCCAAGCCTCTCACCGACGAAAACGGCTTCGTCTTGTGACATGTAAGGCAAGTTTTCGTAAAACCAATTGCGTAGGTCGTCAAGGGCTTGTCTTTGCGCAAATAATTGCTGTTCGTAAAACTGCTCCAACAACCTCATCTGCGATGCCCCTAAAGTTGACAGCAGAGCGCCTATCGGTTTCGTGCCTTCAAGCCCGCCGAGTAGAGCGCCCATAGCAAGTAAAGCAGTAGCGTCTGAGGGTTGAAATTCGGCGGGACGAAAAAACGAACCGCCTGCCGTGATTGGGGAAGGCGGGGTGGCGGATGGCGATGCAGTTCCGACCTGCCCTGACGCAGCAACGGTCGGTGTTGTAGCCCCAGATGGGACGAGCGACCATCCGCCACCGAGGGGCACCGCTGAGGAAGCGGGAGGGGCTGCCAAAGGAGGCGCTGCGCTGGGCTGGCTCGCTTTCTCAGTAAAACCACCGAAAATCCTTTGCAGTAAAGGTCCAAAGAATGGGTTCTGCATCAGAAGCGGCATCGTCTCGTTCAACTTCTTGATGTCTTGGTTGCGGACGATTTCGGCAAGTTGCGGCAGCCAATTGGGGTTTATCCCCAACGCTTCAAAATGTTCCTTGCCGCTTTCCGCCAACCCTTTCAAAAACTCAACGCTTTCGGCAGTCCCAGCCTTCAATGCCGCCTCTATGGTCGGAGATAACGCTTCAAGCCATTGCTGGGCACGGGTGCGTTGCCATTCCCGTTGTGCCTCACCTATAACTGCGGGCATCGCTTGCGATAAAAGCAACGCTTTCGCAAGCGACACCATCGGCGATACAGGATACGGTGTCGGTTCAAGGGGTCTGTTGGACGCAAGCAAAGCAGCCATGAACTGTTGCAGCGTTGACGGCAAACCCACAAGTTCGTTGGCAGCCATCAACCTTTACCTCCTTCGCCTCGTTGAAGCCTTGCGACGCCTTGAAGATTTACCGCCTTTCCTCTTTCTGAGTTTGTTCAGCGTCAAAGCGAGGTGAGCCTGCCTGATAGTGCGGGTGTCAAAGTTCTTTTTGTGCGTCACGACATACCTTGCGAACTGCAACGGCGTCATGCCCCGGGCTTTCGCTTTCTTCGTGAGCGCACCTTTCCTCTTAATCGCCTTCTGTATCCACTTGCCGTTTGACGACCGTTTGGAACTTCGCTTGGCTTTGGTAGCCATCTGAAGCATCACCTCACGCTTTCTGTGGTTGTTGGTAAACTTGCGGTAGCATGAGCAGCCATATGAGTTGCGACAGTTGGTCGGCGGCTGGTGGCTGGAACTGCGGCATGAAGGTCTTCGGCTCTAAGATTTGCATGAGTGCCAACAACCTTTGGAACGGCAAGTTCTGGAAAATTTCCTGTCTCCTCAGCCAGTCCTCATAGGCACGCTGTAATGCGTTCTCAGCGTAACTTCGCATCGTTTCGCCTATAGCGGCGCTGGACATGAACATTGACCTCAGAGTGTCGGCAAGTCCCGCAGCGGACCGAAGGGTTTCAAGCCCCATAGTCCGCTCACGCAGCCCTTGTTCCATCGCCGTGACCGCTGGCTGCAACATAGCAGTCCTTATTGCCATCTCAAGGTTGGGCGCAACTTGTGCGATTTCCCTCAACCGCTCGTAAGGCGTCATGGCTATCGTCAGCGCCATCCTCAACCATTCGGGTCGCTGACCCATCTGCTGCGACAGGAACGACGCTTCCGTTTGCAACGCCTGTTGCCTCAACGGGAGCGTGGCTTCAAGGGCTTGCCGTTCAAGGGCTGCGAGTTGGCTTGCCGCTTCACGACCAATGGTCTCAAGCAACCTGTTGGTGGCGGTAAGGTGTGCTCCAGATGACAGCAACCCAGCGGCTGCTGCTTGTTCCGCCAACTGTTGGCGTTGGCGACGCATCAGTTCGTCAATGTTGCTGAGGAACACCGATTTCATCGTTTCTGTCAGTGACCTCGTTTGTCCCTCAACGGATTGCGTCAACCTATCAAGCCGTTGCTTGATGTCTGGCGGCAAGCCCGTCACTGTCCCGTGCTGCAATGCTTGCCTCAAGAGGGACTGTTCCGTCTCAGACATCAAAGGTGTAGCCCTGAGCCTTTGCAAAAACTCGTTGCTGACAGTCAAAGGCGATTGCAAAAGGTTTCTCAAAGCGGCGCCGCCGAGCGCTGATAGGTTTGAAGGCGCTAAGTTAATTGACGAAACCAGCATCGGCAAAAGGCTTTGCAAGTTCGCTGCGACAGAACCAAGTCCCTTTGCCGCTGCGTATTGCGTTTCGTGCGGCGGGACGGCAAACAAACTGTAAGTCCGCCAAAACAATGGGTCAAAAGCCGCTGGCGTTCCAGCCAGCGGCACTTTGCTCAGGTCAACTTGCAAATTGCTCGGCGGCACTCCAAAGAACATCGGTTCATCTCTCCCTCAAAGTTGAGTGAACGGCGCAAACGGGTTGGAAACTGTAGGGTTGACGAACGGAGAGATGTTGATTGTCGGCGGCGTGACCATCGCAATCGCCTTGTTGAGCAACTCAGTTTGCTGCGGCGTCAAAGGCGAAAAAACCATCGGCGTTATCGGTTTCGGCTCTTCAAAAGCGGACAGAACCATCAAGGTTGTCATCAAGTTCATCGGGTTTTTCAGGTCTTGGTTCTGGAGCAGTTGAGGCAACACCAGCGACATCCCGACCTTTCGTGCATCGCCGCCAGCGACCAACAAGAGCGGCAGCAGTTGGTTCAACGCCATCGCTGTCGGGTTCTTATCGCTCGGCTGAGTTAAATTGCCACCAAACAGACCGCCCAAGATAGGGATTGATTGCAGGAACGGCGCTGCTTGGGGAAAAACGATTGGCACGACTGTCAGCAATGCTGGGTTCTTGCCGACAGCCTTGCCGATTTCCCTTGCCGAGTGACCGACGAACTTCCCAATTGCCTCAAACGGTTCTCCTATCGTCCTAATAACGCCCTTGAGGCTCAATCCCATTCTTCATCAGCCTCGCTTTTATCGCTAACTGCTTCAAAAATTTCCTGCGGCAAGTTGGTCGTCCACTCCTCGTCTTCCGCCTCAAACTCGTCGTCAATGGACTTAAGTAAGGCGCTGAACGACTTGCCTTCCGCTTCGCTTTCAAAGTAACCGTTTTCGGCTTCCGCTTCAGTTTCCAGCCTCTCGTCTGCTGGAACTTCCGGCGAAAAGCGTTCGGAGCCGCTGCTCGCTGGAAACTGTTCCACTGCGTCTACAAATTCGTCTCCCAGCGTGTAACTCTCCCGTAATATATTCCCCTCGGAATTCACGAAAATGAAGTCACCTTCAAACGAAATAGGGACAACTTGGAGAAAATAGAGGAACTTGCTCACACGGATTGTCGGCGTGTAGTAGGGCTTGAGGTTCAACTTTTGGTGCGGCTCGTCGTAGTAATGCAAGTCTTGGCATCCAAGTAACTTGGCAAGCATCATGACGGCGCACAAAGCCTTTGGCTTGTTCTTGTGCCTGCAAGTCAACGCCAACACCGTCATCGCTTTGACTTCTGAGTTCCTGAGGTCACGACCTTGATGGATGAAGGCGATGAAAGCGGCAATGGGTATCCCGTTGTGCGTGACCAAATATATGGCGTCTTTCTCGGCGTAGGGTATTAGGTATTGGAGTTGCGACGGCAGGTGGAGTTTCTTGAGGAGTTGGGCGATGAAACTCGGTGGTAGTTTCAGCGTCAACTCGTGTGGCTTGACGACGCTGACAACTACATAGCCGTCCAGAGATTTCGGCATGCCAATACCCTCCTTGTGGACGGCGGGCAATTGTAAAAAATTAACGCCTATCCTTCTCAGTTAACTCCACCAAAACTCTGTGAAGTTCAACTAAAAGCCTGAAGACTTCGTGCAGCCACCTTTCCCATGACTGCGGGTCGTCTTTCAGGCTCTTTCGTGGCGGTAACGGCAGCGGTTTCGGCTGCCACCGCTGTTCCATTATCAATTACCCCCCTAAGTTTACCACAAATTCCCAAAAGGCGAAAGGGATATTGTCCCACCTTCAAACCTTACAGGACAGTTGGCTGGAACGACGAGTTCTATCTTGAACTTTTGACCGAACAACCTCAGTGGCAACCTCACTTCACCGTCGGTCGTTAACGGAAACTCAAGTTCGGACTTGGTTTCTTGTTCCCGTGTGTAGAACCTCGGAAGGTAGAACCTGCTCGTGATTTTCAAAGTGGCGGTGCCGCATGTGTTGAAATCGCTCAGTTTGACGAACCTCAAAGTCAACCACAAGACCTGTTTGCCGATGTTGGGCGCTTGGAAGTCGCTGAACGGATAGGACAACTTGAACTGCTTCGTCAGCCTGTTGGGCGCTGGGAAAAGGTAAAGGGACTTGCCGATAGCGATGACTTGCCACTGGTTCGGCAAGTAGACTTTATCGGCATCGGAGATGCTTGGAACGGAAAAGCGCCTGCCGAAGTCATAAAGTGTCCTTGAGGTGAAATAGGCGTCGCTGCACCTGATTGCCACTTGGTTGCACGGTTTCTTGACTTCGGCGCAGACCATAAACCACTTGTTTTCAACGACGGCGGCGTTCGTTCCACGACGCCACTCTACCGCACCCTGCAGTTTATCGGTCTCGTAGAAAGTATTATCGGTAGCCGAAAACCCCAAAATCTTGTCGCTGCCAGCAGCCATCAACCACAGTTGGTTGAAAACTTCAGCGGAGATAATCTTCGTCGGTCTGTTCTCGGCAGAGTTTTGACCCCTAAGTTGCGGCGTAACCGTAACGGAAACGAACTCAAGTTGCCTACCGTCAGTCCTGTAAAGTTTCATGTCGGCGTCGAGGATATAAAGGGCGTTCTCTTGGACGGAAACATCTATCGGCGTCCTGAAAGATATGTGCCTGATTGAAGGGATGACCCTGAACGGAAACAGTTCGTCGCCTGTCGGTTGCAGCAAATCTATGCCGCTGTCCCTGAAAATCACGACTTGCCCCTCAAAGGAAGTCATCCCGATGATGGGGTAATGTTCTGGCAGGTCAATGAAATTCAGCGGGTCAACTTCAAAGGAGTTGAACTGCGTCCACCTCACCCTGCTTTCATACCACCTGCCGTCCTCGTAGATGTTAGCGAACAGCAACCGCCACTCGTTGAGCGAACATATGTGCCTTGCGATGAACGGTAGGTCGTGCTGCGTCAAGACAAATGCGCCTTGCGTGTATGTCAACTTGTAGATTTTGGAAGTGCCCGAAAAGAACAAGACCAAACTGTTGCCTTGTCTTAAAACAGTTAAATCGCTGAGGTTGGCGTTGAAAACGGTGGGGATTGTCTGGACGAGGTAGAAGGGCTTGTGTTCGGGCGAGTTCTCGTTGGATTGGTGTAGCGTGTAGATTTTGATTTGTGTCGGGGTTATGCAGAAGAAGAACGATGCTTGCCCGAACCGCCCGACCCACCAGCGGCTGTTTTGCTCCGACGCTATTTCAACTGGCATCGGTAACGGTATGACGCCGCTTGCCGTGCTGATGCCGTTGAAAAGGGACGATAAAGCGCCCTCGGGCAAAACCCTGTCGCCAGCGACCTCAATGTAACCCTTGTTGGGCGTCGGTAACGGGACTTGGATTTGCCTTGAGACCCTCAAACCATCCAAGCACCATCACCTCAGGTTAAAGACTTCAATCCGTGCCCAACCTGCCGGGATGAACGGTGATGGCGGGTTTGTCGCTAAAACGAGCCTTGTAACCCTCACCGATAGCCTCAACTGGGTGAATTCGTGGTCAATTTTGGCAATCCGTGTCGCTTGCAACATGATTGGGTAAGATATGACGCCCGTTGAATGCTGTAACACTGTCAGGACTTGGTAATCGGTGGTGACGAGTGAGAGGTCGTTTACTCGCAGGTAGAGTTCCAATGCGAAACTGGCTGGCGTCATGGATGGCTGCAAGTTCATCCAAACCAAAGCGGCTGCATTGAAAATGACGATGTCGTTGATTTCTGCAAAGTCTACGGTATCAAGGGTCAAAATTAATTGTTCGGTGTCAAGGTTAAGGTTTATGACATCCAAGTTTGAGACTTTCTTGAACCGCAAGTATCCGGGGACCATGACAGGTTCGCCGTTCTGCAAAACTTGCAAGGCGTTGATTTCCCTTGCTTCTATCTTGTTGCCGGGCATGATTAGGTCGTTGTGGAGCATCACTATATTGCCGTTGAGGGCAAACAAACTGTCTGTCAAAACTGCCGGTGACCGCAGCCTTTGGTCTAATACCATTTGTTTCGTTACTATTTCCTCTGCGTTGATGTTGAGCGGGTTGTATGGTCTCCCGTTGATGGTAGTGACGGTCAAAGTTCCAACATCGGCTTGGTTGGCGTTGACGCTCGTCGCTTGAACCGTGACGGCATCAACTTTCTCCGTCGCCTGTAGGTTGTTTGCTTGGATGTTCCCAGAAGCCTGTATTTCTTGGGCTTGGACGGTCTGCGATTGCAAGTTATCTATCCTGACCGGCTCGGTAGGCGTTATCGGCTCAATCAGTTGCGTCAAAACTTTTCCGGCAGCCTTGACCACACCGCCCGCTTCAATGTCCGTCTGGACATTCAGTTTCGGGACGGTGACGGCATCGGTTCCACTCGGTGGCGAAACTGACGGCGTCACGACGGCATCGGCGTTGATGGTCTTGTGCTTACCAAACTTCTGGTTGGTTTCGTCGGCAAAGTAATGTTCCGCTTCAAGGGCGTTTTTGATGTATGCCTTCAATTCCCTGATGGCACTCGGTAAGTCGGAGACCAGTATCGTGTCCTGTGGCAAGTTTTCATTGAAAGGCATTCACTTTCACCTCCAGTTGACATCGCCGAACGGGGAGTTGGTCGGGATTAAAGCGAAGTCGGATGAGAACTCACGCTCCATGTGTTGGTTGAACAACTGCACCATCAAGGCTTGGTAGTGCTGCCAAAACTGCGACGCCAAGTTGATTTCGCCGATGTCTTCCAGCGCCCGTGCCTTAGCGCCAGTCAACAACACCTCTGGGAAAATTCGGACGAGGAACGGGCTTTTGTCCAAATCGTCCAAAGTCATATCGGGCAAAAACCGATAGTAGCGGATTAGGATGTTGTAGCGGTCGTCTGGGACTGGGAAGAAAGTGATGGTCGCTTCGGCATCGTAACGGTAAAACTGAGGGACGCCTTCCTTTTCGCTGACGGCAGCGAAGTAATGAGGGCTGATGGGCTTCAGCGGTTTCTCTTCGCCGTCCTTGAACAAGACGACGCTGCGCTCGTCTTTGAAGTCGTTCGGTAGCGGGTATGACGGGACTGACTTGATGGTGACTATCAAGGCGTCGGTCTCCATGAAGTAATAATTGCCCGATTGACAAATTCGGCGCTGGATGTCGTTCAAGTAATCCAGCGCCTGTTCGTCAGTCAGCGGGAAGCCGACCGTCCTCTGCAATCGGCTGATTAGTTCGCCGACCGTCAAATTTCAATCACCTCTTATTGTTGGTCTTGTTGCGATGCGGTGGAGCGTCGCCTCCGCCGCCTCATATCGGCAAGCCGTGTCGCCTCAACGATGGCACGTTCGGGCAAATCTGGCGGTCGGTGGGCTTCTTCTAAGTCAATGGCTGGCGAAGGCGGCTCTTTGCCAGTTATTTGGGAGAGGACATCGGAAGGGTAAAGGTGAGCGACTTCGCTGGGGTCAATTTCCACCAAGTCCTCACCGACCTGTTGGTAAATAGCCCTGCTCTCCAAATCAACGATAATCGTCGGTCTGCCTTCACCGCCGATGAAGATGGGTTTGGCGACATCAAACTGCCGTGCCTTGAAAGCCCTGACGAACTTGTTCATCTCTCGGTCACCCCTCTTTGCAAGATAGCGTCCTCAAAGGTCTCGGCATACTCGTCAATGTCAGTCCACCGCTCTGGAGGCTTTTCGCTTGGCTTGCCGGTGAACTTGTATCGGTAGAAGTATTCCTGCTCGTGCCGCTGGTCGGATGGCAAGGTTTCAACGCCGTGCATGATAAGTTCTGGTCGCCACTTTACGCCGAACCGTTCGCCATACTTCTCAACGATGTGTCTCAGGTAGCACAGCATCTTGACAGCCTTCTCAAGCGGAACTTCTACACCGTCAGGGTAGAAGAACCGACCGCTGTCGGGTGGTTGCTCATACAAGGGCGGGTGGAACGCAGCCTTGTATAAGCGATATGGCTGCTTTTTATCAAGCGGCATCACTTACCACCGACCTCATGAAGCCGATGGCGGCACATAGGCAGGGATGAAAGTGACGGTGGCGTTGGCTGTCCCAGAGCCACCACTTGCAGCGACGACTTCAATCAAACTGCCTTCTTCGGCGACAACGGGAGAGCCATTGCTCCTTACGAACTCAAACACACGACCGCCAGAACCGCTTGGGACTGTAACGCTTGCGACGACCGTGCCGTTCACCCTGACTTGAACCGTCCCGCTGTAATTGGCAGCGAGGTAGAGGGCAATGTTGTAGACCCGGATATCAAAGGGTGCGACGACCGTTGTTATGGTAGAGCCAGCGGAAAAGTTGGCGCTACCGTTGACGATGAAAGGTGACTTGTAGCGTTCTGCCACGTAGCCGTCACCAGCAGCAGGCAAAGGCATCCTTTATTCACCTCCGTCCAGTTGTTTACTACGCACCGGTAACATGGATGACACGACCCTCGCCCGGATTTGGCGTGTTCCAAGTCAATGCAAACCCGCCGAGGTAATACCAAGCGGCGGACTTGAACCTACCGAAGTCCTTTTCGCTGTCAATGCGGATGTGTTCCGCTTGGACGATGCCTTCAATGAGTGGGTCGTCGGCGATGAACAGCGCTTCTCCGAGGATGCCGCCAGTGCCCTTCTTCTGCAGGATGAGCGGGTGGTTGCTTTCCACGAACCGAACTCCGTGTAGTTTGCCGACCTCGTAGTTGAAGAGCCTATCGGGGTCACCGTAAAGGGCTGACTGCAACCACTCAGTATCGTCCCTCAAGCCACGCAGAGCCCTGACGGAAGCGACGCACAGGTAATCGTTCCCGTCGTAACCCGGAGCCCAAAGTTGTTCCTTGAAGTAGTCAACGATGTTCTTGACGTGGTAGGAGTTGAGGTTGCTGCCAGCCGCTGCTGGAACTGAACCGTCGTTCGTGATGGTGTATGACGAAGCGCCGGTGGGAATGTATTTGATGGGCGTGGACTTGAGGGTAGTGCCAGCGAGGTAGTCCAACCCAGCGACTATTCTGACGGTCAGTTTACGGACTATGATGTGTTCGACGCTGAACTGGCTCAGGTCTTCGAGTTTGCCAGTCCAGTTGATACCTGAGCCGTATTCGTCAACACGGAGTTGACCTCGTGATACGACCAACCGAGACATTGGGATTGGTTCAGTTTCGGTGAGCGGCGAAATCGCTTGGACATCCTCGGAAGTCGGGACACGGATGAACTCCAACAGGTCACCGATGTTCTTGGTAAAGTCACGTTCCACACGGGCAAGTTGCCTGAAACGGTAAAGCGGCTGTGCGGCAATCCGCATCTCACGGGAAAGTTTAGGGTTCACTAAAACCGACCCATAACGCACCCATGTTAAGCCAGAAGGTGCTGCCATTTAAACTTTCACCTCCGTTTAGGTATAGATGTGGCGGGTGCTAACGCCCTTTCGTGCACCCACTTGTTGCGCCACTTGACATACTCTTCGTCTTCTTCTTGCAACAAGCGGCGCAGTTCCTCTTCGGTTTGAACGGTGATGATAGTTCCGCCACCAGAAGCCGTTTCCGGTGACGGGTTTTGGCTCGCTTCTGGCGGCTGCGGTTTGGATGCCGAACCGCCAGACGGTGTCGCCGTCGGTGCTACCTCTTCAACTTTTGACTTCTCAAGGTTCAACTCGGCGAGCAACTCTTTGGCGGCTTGGTGCAGTAGAGCCCTCGGCGACAAATTGGGGTTCTGTTGCTTCAGCGTCCAGACACGCTGCGTCAGCAGCATTTCTTTGTCCTTCAACTGCGGGTAGGTCTCAAACAACTCGGAGATAAGGTCGGTGTAGTAGTTGGTGATGACCGTTTGCGTCAACTGCTGCAAGGAACTGAAGTATTCGGCAACTTGTTGTTGCCACTTTTCGAGCGCCTTCTCGTAATCGTCGTCGTCTTCAAAATCTGAGCGTCGTGGCATCGGCGGTAACCCTTGCTGGTTGCCTTGCGGTTGGTTGGGAGGCATTGGCTGGAAGAACATCAACTAATCACCTCGCTGACGACTTCGTGCGGTGTCTTGCGGTCTTTGACCGCAAGCATAAACCGCACATAGCCTTGGATTTCGTGCAGTTGACCGACATGGGTCGTTGAAGCCTGCAGGATTTCACGGTAAGAACTGATGTCGTTGGCGTGCAAAGACAGGAGTTCAAGGGCTGCTTCGTAAGCGTCTTCGTCAGTCTCAACGCCCAACTTTTCAAGGAGCACATCTTGCGGCTCGGACAAATCTGCCAAAGTCAGTGAGACCAAGTGACCTGTGACGGAGTGCCTCAGGTTGTTTAGAGCCTTCAAAGCGCCGATTAGCCGCCACAGGTTCTCTGAACTGGCATCTTTCGCCAGTTCCGCCACGAGGGCGTTTTCGTAGTTGTCAAGGCACTTACCGACAAAATCTGAAACCAACTTGATGCGACCCCTGTAGGACAGTTCCCTTAAGGTCTCCATGCCTCAATCCCTCCATCAATCACCGTCGCCGGCGGGAGCGCTTCTTTCGCCGTGCCATCACTTCACACCTCCTTTCATGACTTTCCATTCGCTCCCAAGTCGCTTTACCGTAATGGTCTTGTTGTCCACCTTAACCGTCTCGGTGGTCTCTTTTCTCTTGAACGACTTGCTTCCTATCGCCCTTTTAGCCATTAGGTCCTACCTCCCTTTAGTCTTGTTGCCATTATTAATGTCCACGAAATTCGCCAAAATAGCGGCAATCATCACTTTGTTTCTGGTAGGTTGCCGCCAGTCAGTCCGCCGAGCAGCCTACCGAGAACGTCCTCTGGAACGCCAGCACCCTCGGTCATCTGTTCGGCTTCTTCTGTTTCGCTTTCAGACGCCCTTTGCCGCTTACCTTGCTGTGGCTGTTGCGTAGACGCCAACTGACCCGCCATTTGCTCTACAGCCTGCCTTAATGCCGCCAACTGCAATGACTGGAGCAACTCTTCTTGTCCCTGTAGCGGCAGGAAAACCTCTTTCGGGTCTAACCCCATCAGGAAAACGAAGCGGTGTAGCAGCCGAACACGGTCAATGACAGCCATCAGCAACGGGTCTTGGCTGACGAGTGCGAACAACTGCTGGATTTTGTTGATGGCGTTCAGTTTGTTCAAAGTTGCCGTCAGACCCCTGACTTGGACGGCGAAGGAATGTTGCAGATACTGTGCCCGCTGAAGCGGCGTCTGCTTGAACAACTCAGGGACACGGCGGCGGAGTTTGTCTATGTGGGCGCTGGTGTCTGGGTTGAAGAACTGCAGGAATGTCTGGAGCACCATCAATAGCAAAGGCTCAAGGAAGGACTGTTCAATGTTTCTGGCGGCGTTCTGTATTAACTGCATGACTTGGTTTCTGGCGGCAAGTATTTCAGTTGCAGTGCTGCGACCTTTGACCCTCGGTTGTCCGAGCAGCGCTTCCGTTATGCCCATAGCGACATAGGGTTCTTGGGCGAGCAACTGCCAGACCAATGGCAGTGCTGGGTCTAAACTGCCGAGTTTGATGGGCGTTATTAGGGGTTGGTTGTTTCCGATTGTGCGCTTGAAGAACACTTTCGCTGGATAGACGCCCGATTTCAAGTCATCGGGTCGGACGAGGATGGAAGTATCAACTTCAAAGGCGTTGATGGAAGCGAACAGCGCAGCGTCCATCAGCAAGTTAGTGAAGTTGGTCAACGCTTTCTGTGCGCCCCTTGCGTCTTCCACCATGCTTTTGCCGTAAACGCTTGACGGTCGCTTGAACAGTTTCCCGATGACGAACGGCGGTTTCCCGTGCCTGAAGGGGTTGGGTGTCGGTCGTTTCAAGACCACAGTCCCGTTACCGATGACGGTCATGACATTGCGCTCAACGACAGTGCCGTCGGGCGCTAAGATGTCGCCCCAGAACTCAAGCAATTCAACTTCCCGTTGTCTGACACCTTGAGGTTTCGGCGCTTCCCTGAGGTAATCGGTGTAAGCGTCGCCAGTCCTTGTGGGTGCTGGCGGTTTGAGTTTCCTGACGGCTTCACGGTCAAAGAAGCCCTCGTCAGCAAGCCGAACGACCTCATCGTAATCCAACCTGATGCGATGGATGACGAACCGACCACGCCCCGACGGGTCTAAGTAGACATCAAAGGGGCTCAGGAACTCGGTGACGACAGTGCCTTTGCGGGAACTGGTGACCGTGTTGGTTGTAGGGTCGTAGTTGGGTTCGTCAATGTTCATCCAGTAGACCTTAGCGACAATCATTCCCGTCAACAGTGCGAACTTGATGGGCTCTTCCATCCTCTCACGGATTTGAAGGATTTCCGTCAGGCAAGACAGGAGTTTCTGCAGGAAAGCGGCGTCTTCAATCAGGCTGTCGTTTTCGGTCGTGACGGTGAACCATTCTGGGCTTTCCAACAGCGATGAGTAAAGCAATGCCGTGACGAACTCAACGCTCGGCGCTATCCGTGACAGGAAAATCTTGCTCTGCCAAGGCGCTTTCTGCGAGAAGTCGTATTCGTTGTTGTAGAGTTGGAAGTTCTCAAACCAAACTTGTTCCAAGCCGAGACGGTAATTTTCGGCGTCACGGAATAACTCCATGACCGCCTCAACGACACTCGTTTCGCTGGCGGTGCTTTCCTCTTGCCCACGCATGTAGTCATACAAGCCACGCAACAGGTAAAATTGAGCCATAGCCAATCACCTTTTGGGTCTCATTCTGGTTCGTTGGTGTCGGCGATTTTCTTGATGACACCTCTGACTTCGTAAATGTCGCCCCTATACTTGAACCTGATGCCGCTGAACGGCGCTTCCGAACCCGCTGGGGCGTGCTCGAGAATGACCGTGCGCTCAAGGATTTGAAGCAGCAAATGAAGTTGCTTGAGATACTTCAACGCCTTCATCAGTTCGTTCATGGTAGCCATGACAACTTACCCCCTTTCAGGTGTAGCATGATTATCGCCAACACTATGAGCAAAATCGCCCATAGCGCTGCCGCCAACTTCGGCTTCTCCTCCCACAACCTCCAAAACTGTTGACTTAGCGTCTCTCTCTTCCTCGTCCACAAAAACAACTCAAATCCCAACAACACCAACCCAACCGCCATGAAAAACATCGCCCACCAAAACAATCCAGCACCAACGAAAATGCCA